TATTAAAGCGTGACGTAGAAATGGAAGCAAAGTATCCTAAGTTGCGAGAACTAAAGGATGCTTACGAAGCACAACTTGAGAAGTATAAAACTTGGGAGGCACTAAAGTAATGCAACACACTATACAAGAATTAATGGATAAAATTAGTGCAATGCATGGATTGGCTGTGCAAGCACACAGAGAAAAATACAGAGCGGCTCCGGGTGAGCCTTATGACGTAGATGGCGTTACAAATCTTGTAGAACAAATACAAGCACTGGCAGGCGACATCTATAATGATCGTACCATTCATCCTAAACTACAGGCGAAAAAGAAATGATTAAAAAACACTATTATAGTTGGCAAGACGTAGAACGTATGTGCGTCAGCATTGTCAATCAAATGTACAAAGACAACTGGCGTCCTGATTATATTGTAGGTCTTACACGTGGTGGTAACGTGCCGGCTACTATTATTAGTAACATGACAGGTATTCGTTGTGAAGCACTAAAAGTTAGTCTGCGTGACGATGATAGCCATTGTGAAAGCAACTGTTGGATGGCTGAAGATGCGTTTGGTTATGTTTATAAAGATGAAGATAAAATTACCGGCGGGCCTTTAGAAAAGAAAATCCTTATTGTAGATGACATCAACGATACTGGTGCTACATTTAACTGGATCAAACAAGATTGGCAAAGCGGTTGTTTACCTAACGATCCTAAATGGGAACGTATATGGGGTAACAATGTTCGCATTGCAGTTCTAACAGATAACATGGCTAGTGAAACTGTTTTGCCTATTAGTTATTCGTGTCACGAAATTAATAAAGCCGAAGAAGACGTTTGGCTTGTTTACCCTTGGGAGAATGTAGGTACATATGATTGAAAAACAATATATATTTCCAACACAAGTTTTCCGAGCAGTGTACGATAATGCACAAGAATTGCAAAAGAAACTTGTTCCTGAATTCCTAGCTAGAGAAAAAAGCGATGTAAGTCCTGTTAGATATAGTGCTAACGGTTATACTTCATACGGCAGTAACAGTGACGTTCTTAACGATCCGTTACTAGAAGATTTAAAAGGGTTTGTTGACCTGTGCGTACAGCATTGTCATAAAGAAACTAAATTAGCAGGTACACCTAAATTGGCGGCAAGTTGGTTTAGTATTAACCGCAAATACACTTACCACGAAGAACACAACCATTTACCGGACTTGTGGAGTGGTGTGTACTATGTTCAAGCAGATCAAGATCATCCTGGACTTACACTTGTAAATGGTAATCAAAAAGCAAATTGGCCTAAGAGCGGTATTACCGATCTTAGTGAATCAAACTCACCCACTGTAACTTGTGCGGCAGCAACTGGATCATTAATTATTTTTCCTAGTTATCTATGGCACAAAGTAGAACAACAAATGGTAGACAAAGAAAGAATTACGGTAGCATTTAATTATGGAATTTAAAGATATACCTTGGACTGATGTTCTTATTGACACTAAGGATTACGTAGTATTTAAAGATGGTTATCCTGTTACTGAAGGACATATCCTCTTTGTGCCTAAACAACAAAATTGGCAATCACTGACCAAGTGTTTTGAAACGGCATACAAATGGGGATACGATTGGGTTGAACGTGGATACTGCGATGCGTTTAATATCGGACAAAACGTTGGAGAAGCCGCTGGTCAAACTGTTATGTGGCCGCACGTACATTTAATTCCAAGACGCAAAGGCGATATGGATGATCCACGTGGCGGTGTTAGACATGTTATTCCAGAAAAAGGAAACTACAAAAAAGACACTGTTGAACTTGAAGACTTAGAAGATGTTGTACACGGAAGCGGATGTTAATGAGTAGAACACTTTTTATCGGTGATAGTCACGCTCACGGTTATTATGAAATTGATAAAACTATTTCAGCTTGGCAGGATAACAACTATGCCGAAATATATGCTAAAGCACATAATAAGCAGGTTGTAATTTATAGCCAACCGGGCGGTTGTAATAGAAAGTATCCTGCTTGGATCAAATCAATGTTTGATCGCTATGATGACATTGACGAAGTATTTGTACAAAGCACATACTGGAATCGATTCTTACTATCATGTTCTCGTAATTTAGATGTAGGCGAAACAACTAACGTAGATTTATATCTCGATAATGATCAACCCAAAGACAATCTAATTGATAGATATACTGATCATAGAGTAACTGAAAACTACATCGAAATGATCGACCAGGTTCGACAAGAGAACTATGAAGATTTTAAAGGCTTTGCATTTAATGATATGGAAGTTACACCCGATTGGGCACCTTTCCACGAAAAGTACATTTATACTAAACTATGGCACGAGCTTGTAACACCGTTGCAATATAAAGATTACTGCCTAGATTTACTAGCAATTGATACAATGTGTGCAAGACGTAATATTAAATGGTATCAATGGTCAATTAATAACCGTGTATTTGTTCCTGAAAATATCGAATTATACGGTAACTTTGCCGCAGGAACTAAAGCAAAAACATCTGCAGAAGGGTTCTTGCAGTTAGTGAAAGGTATTAATATTGAAACAGATGAACACCGCTTAGACGGTGAGCACTATACTACTGAAATACACAAACTAATTGCAACAGAATATCTTACATATTTGAAAGAAAAAGGTTGACACAGACCTAAATAACGTATATAATAAACAGTATATTTGGCAATCCACTGCCTTAACATCGGAGAAGTATATGAGTAAAGTAGAACAAATTAAAGCCAGACTAGAAGACGCAAAGGTGCGTTACTGGGCAGGCGATAATATTAGTCACGTATTACAAAAAGGTGACAAACAAGAACTTATTGAAGAAGCTACTGTAGCATTTCAAGGTGTACTAGATACACTACTAATTGATCAAGTAAATGATCCTAATTCACAAGGTACAGCAAGACGTCTTGCTAAAATGTACTACAATGAATTAATGGCAGGACGTTATGATCCTATGCCTAGCGCAACAGCATTTCCCAATGATAGCGATGAACGTTATGAAGGAATGCTTGTAGTCCGTTCAGAACTTAAAAGTGTGTGTTCACATCACCACCAGCCAGTATCAGGTGTTGCATACATTGGTATTATTGCCGCAGACAAACTAATTGGTCTAAGCAAGTACACACGTATTGCACAGTGGTGTGCTAGACGTGGAACACTACAAGAAGAACTTGCAAATGATATTGCACGTGAGATTCAAACTGCAACAGGTGCAGAAAATTTAGGTGTTTACATTCAAGCAACACATGGTTGTTGTGAGAATCGTGGTATTATGGCTAATAGCAGTCTTACACAGACAACTGTATTGCGTGGATCTTTTAAAGATGATGCAGGTACAAAGAAAGAGTTCTTTGACAACATTAAGCTACAACAGGAGTTTGCACGATGAACAGCTATGTTGAAAGTATTTGTCGAGGTCTATTAATCGGCTCAACTGTAGTAGTTGTGCTAACCTATTTGAAAGGAGCATTTTAATGAAATTACGCTACAGTGAAGCCTTTTACAGTGTGCAAGGCGAAGGCAAATATGTAGGTGTACCTAGTGTATTCCTGCGCACATTCGGTTGTAACTTTCGTTGCATGAACTTTGGTTTAAAGAATGAACCTATGCGAGACGAAAAGCAAAAGGCAGGCATTATTCGAAATGCCGAAGTACAAAGATTGCTTGACGCAGACGTACACAAGACTACAAAAGAATTTAACGATTTACCTATTATACATACAGGTTGTGATACTTATGCTAGTATCTATCCAGAATTCAAGCACTTTAATAAACAAGCAGACGTTGAAGAAGTGGTTGAACATCTGCTGTCACTTACTCCAGAAGGTAAGTGGACAATGGATAATGGACAAGATATCCATTTGATTATGACAGGTGGTGAACCGTTGTTAGCGTGGCAACGACTTTACGTAGAGCTGTTTGAACATCCACGTATGCGAGACCTTAAAAATGTTACATTTGAAACAAACACTACACAGAAATTACACGAAGATTTCTACAACTATCTTAACAACCAAGACAGATTTACAGTCACGTGGTCTTGTTCCCCAAAACTTAGTGTTAGCGGAGAACCTTGGGATACTGCTATCCTGCCTAATGTCGCTCATCAGTATAGTACTGTTAACGGCAGTGACATTTATCTCAAGTTTGTTGTCGCTAATCAAGACGATTTTGACGAAGTTGGCAGGGCTGTGGACGCTTACAGAAGTGCCGGGGTGGAATGTCCGGTATATCTTATGCCGCTGGGCGGACGCAGTGAAGAATATTCCCTCAATGTTAAAGACGTGGCGGAAGCCTGTATGGAACGAGGATGGCGATTCACACCAAGACTCCACATATCTTTATTCGGAAATGCATGGGGGACCTAAGAAGTTGTACATGAACAAACAGCATGAACGTGCTATGACTGCTCCTATTAATCAAACAGATGTTGAAGAAGCAGAAGAAATTGAACAAAGAATGATTAGAGCAAGGGAGGCAGGATTATAATGGGTTGGTGGAACAAACTAGTAAGAGATAAAACAGCAAAAGAAGCAGTCGAAGAGCCTGTGGTTGAAAAGACACAAGAAGAAATTCGTCGAGAAGTATTAGAAGCAGAAAAGCAATCTGCAACTGCTAAAGGCGAACCTTGGGTCGCTGTATTAGATACTAAAGTAAATCCTGAGAATATTCGAAACGGTTTCTTTGAACTTGATTGGAACAATGAATTTATCGAACAACTTATTGATGCAGGATATCAAGGAGAAACTTCTGAGCAAATTGTTGATGCTTGGTTTCGAACCATTATTAATCAAATGCTAGGCGAAGAAGGACTCGACACTAATCGAGGATCAGGATTTATTGATACAACTAAAATTAGTGAAGATAAAAGCGAAGTATCGTAATGCGTGATGATCTAATGGTACAACAACAAGTAGACAACGTATGGCAACATATGGTCGGCGTTATTTGTTTAAATCTAACTAATCGTAAACAAGTTAAAGCAGTACTACCTAAGTTCTTTGCTAAGTGGAATACACACGATAGCCTTGTACACGCAACACGCAGAGAGATTGAAGAAGTAATTGCACCATTAGGTATGAAGCACGTTCGAGCGGAAAGATTGTATCGAATGAGTGAACAGTTTAAAGACTGGGACGGTGAAGATGCTACAGATTTATATGGCATTGGTAAGTACGGTTCGGACAGTTATGAACTGTTTTACAAGAAACGTATCCCTGAAAATGTAGGCGACCACGAACTAAAACGGTATATTGAGGAAGAGTTTTCACTTGACAATAACACCTGTATACTATATAATAATACTATAAATGACACAATTAAGGCATAAACAATGGCAACATATATTTTAATAGATACAGCAAATACTTTCTTTAGAGCTCGTCACGTTGTACGTGGCGATATCGATACGAAGGTAGGTATGGCATTTCATATTACGCTAAATAGTATCAAGAAAGCATGGAATGACTTTGATGGTGATCATGTTATTTTTTGTTTAGAAGGACGTAGTTGGCGTAAAGACTATTATGCTCCTTACAAGCGCAATCGACAAGAAACACGAGATGCACTTACTCCTGCACAACAAGAAGAAGATACAATTTTTTGGGAAATGTTTGACGAGTTTAAAAACTTTGTTACTGTAAAGACTAATTGTACAGTTATGCAACATCCGCAACTAGAAGCAGATGATTTGATTGCAGGCTGGGTACAAGCACATCCTAATGACAATCATATTATCATTAGTACAGACGGTGACTTTGCACAACTTATTTCACCTAATGTAAAGCAGTACAATGGTGTTAGCAACACTACTATTACACACGAAGGTTACTTTGATGACAAAGGTCGCCCTGTAATTGACAAAAAAACTAAAGAGCCTAAGCCTGCACCTGATCCTGCATTTATGCTGTTTGAAAAGTGTATGCGTGGCGACACTAGTGACAATGTGTTTAGTGCGTATCCAGGTGTACGTACAAAAGGTACAAAGAACAAGGTTGGTCTTACAGAAGCATTTGAAGATAAGAGTACAAAAGGTTATAACTGGAATAATATGATGCTACAGCGTTGGGTAGATCACAACGGTGAAGAGCATCGTGTACTAGATGATTACAACCGCAATGTTGTATTATGTGATTTGTCTGCACAACCTGCAGAGATTAGAGAGATAATTAATAACACTATTGCAGAAAATGCAAAGCCTAAGCAAGTATCTCAAGTCGGATTGCATCTTATGAAATTCTGTGCAAAACACGATATGCAACGTATTGCTGATAACATTCAACTATATGCCGATGCATTAAATGCAAAATATACTATAATGGAGCCAATATATGATTAAAGCAAAACCAATACTAAAAAATAAGTTTTGGATTATTGAATCTAATGGCGAACGTATTGGTACACTATCTAAAGAAGAAGATAAAAGATATATGTACAGTTGTTCAACAGGGACAGAATATTTTAATGATACTAAATCTTTTAACAGTTATATCGGTGGTGCAAGTTGGGATAAAACAACTATCTCAGATGGTAGTAAGGCTGACAGGGAAATCCACGGATTTGCTACAAGTGGTACACCATATAATGTAATGTACAATGTACAAAAGAAATTGCCTCTTTTTACTAAAAGTAAAAAGTCAAAGAGCCTGTATGCGGCAGGATATTATATTATCAAATTTGATAAAGGCTGGGTTCGTAGTTTTTGTCCTAAGCTAGTTACACTTGAAAAATACGAATACAAAGGTCCTTTTAAAACAGACTTTACAATGAGACAGGAACTAAGTAATGCAAACAAACGAGCCGATTAATACAGCACCTATACAACAGTTTGTTCAAATTGTTAAGAGTGCAGAACAAACTAATCAAAAAGAAATTCGTATACCGTTAGTACAAGCTAAAAATTTAGTCTATACTCTAACAACAGTTCTTGCAAATCAGCAGGGTCGATTAGAAAAACTTATTGTAGATAATCGATCAGGTAGTGACGAAGTTGTAACAGTTACTATGGACGGCGGTTCTGGCTGGAAATAACCGAGTATAAAAAGATAAATATATACGTAGTTAATTTAAAGGATTACGTATATGTCAAGACCAAAGCCAAAAATCATTTTAGAACACATAGATAAAGCATCTTACAAGTGTGAACAAGTCCTAAAAGCTGAAGCTATTTGGGCTGTATTTTATAACGGTGAGCCATTTAATCTTAAAACATCTAATGCAATAACCAATTATCCGGGTCCTAAATATAAAAAAGTTTCCTTTAGTAATCCCGGACATGCACACAATCTAGCAAAAAAACTTAACGAAATGTTTAAAAGCGACGGCTTTCAAGTACACAGACTTGTACAAGGCGATGTTGTTACAGAAGAATGAACTGGAAAGAAACATATACTAAGATCTTTCTAAAGCAAGCCGATATTGCTATTAGCGAAGCTAATCTAAAACAATACCTTCCTCAATGGTGGCAAAACACTAGAGAGAAATCGGAAGGCGGATTAAGACTTACTGATGAAGGTTTTGAGTTTATTACAGATACACTGGATTTACAAACTTACGAAGTCCCATTCCCAAAAGATTTCAAAATGACTACTCAAACTGTTATCTTTTTAGATAAATTTATTACATGTCCATACTACATAACTTCAAGAAGTATCTACGTAACGGACGAAAAGAAAGCTATGGAACTACATCTTTTTAGCGGTGATCTAAGAAAGTATGGTTTAACTAAAGCGATTTCAAGACAAAATTCCGAATAAATTGGTAAAAAAGAGGTTGACTCTTTACCATAGTGGTGTTATTATATATACATACTTAGAAATTAAGTTATGGCACTGACTGAAACACAAGAGGAATATAACATGGAAAATATCGCACTTCGTACCGTAGGACCTAACAGCGCAAAGAAAAGCATTGTACGTGCTTTTGGCAAGAAGCGTCCACTGTTTATTTGGGGACCTCCAGGTATTGGTAAATCCGATATTGTGCATCAAATCGGAAACGATATGGAAGCACTTGTAATTGACATTCGTTTGTCGCTTTGGGAACCTACAGACATTAAAGGTATTCCTTATTTTGATAGCAATGCTAACAAAATGGTCTGGGCTCCACCTATGGAATTGCCCGATGCAGAGACTGCATCTAAATATAAAAACATTATTCTTTTCCTAGACGAAATGAACTCTGCGGCTCCTGCTGTACAGGCGGCGGCTTATCAGTTGATTCTAAATCGTCGTGTAGGACAATACAAACTGCCAGACAACGTTTTGATCGTTGCCGCTGGTAACCGTGAAGCAGACAAAGGTGTTACTTACCGTATGCCTGCTCCGTTGGCTAACCGCTTCGTTCACTTGGAACTTTCTGTTAACTGGGATGATTACTTTGCGTGGGCAGTAGAAAACAAAATTCATAAAGATGTTATTGGTTATTTGACTTTTGCAAAGAAAGACTTGTACGACTTTGATCCTAAGAGCCCAAGTCGTTCTTTTGCAACACCTCGTTCATGGTCGTTTGTTTCTGAACTATTAGAAGATGACGACGATGATAGCACTACTACCGATTTGGTAAGTGGTGCAGTCGGCGAAGGACTTGCCGTTAAGTTCATGGCACATCGTAAGGTTGCGTCAAAACTTCCTAACCCAACTGACATTTTGACAGGTAAGGTTAAGGAGCTCGAGACTAAAGAAATCAGTGCCATGTATTCCTTGACAGTCTCGTTATGCTATGAACTAAAAGACGCATGTGACAAAAACGATAAGAAGTTTAACGACAAAGTTAACAACTTCCTACGTTTTACAATGGATAACTTTGATACTGAGCTAGTTGTTATGGCTATTCGTCTTGCACTTACTCAATATCAGTTGCCTATTGATCCGGACGAAGTAGAATGCTTCGACGAATGGCATGAGCGTTATAGCAAGTATATCCAAGCCGCACAGGCCGCATAAATGGCTAAGAGTTTGGACGTTCTCTTTATATTAAAAACGTCCATTTTCGCTTGACTTCGACAGTAAATACATGTATACTGTATGTAACAGTTAAAGATAAGGAGCACCTAAATGAGCATCGATACTAAAGGTTATCAACCTAATCCAGACATTACTCCAGAAGAACTTAAAGTGATGCGCGAAGAAGTTCTTGATAGAGTTATTGTAGCTCGGGTAGGTTTATTGTTGCGTCATCCCTTCTTTGGTAATATGGCTACTAGACTTAAAGTAGAAGCATGCGATGATTGGTGTCCTACAGCGGCAACTGACGGACGTCATTTATATTTTAATACACAGTTTTTTAATGCTCTTTCTAATAAAGAAATTGAGTTCGTAATTGCACACGAAATTCTACATTGTGTATTTGATCACATGTCACGTAGAGAAGATCGCAATCCTCTTTTGCACAATATTGCCGCTGATTATATTGTAAACAATACACTAGTACGTGATCGTATCGGTGAAATGGTTAAAATTGTACAGTGTTACCAGGACTTCAAATACGAAGGATGGACATCTGAAGAAGTATACGATGATTTATTTAAACAAGCCGAAAAGAATGGTGAAGAATTCTTAAAACAACTCGGTGAATTGTTAGACGAACATATCGACTGGGAAGAAGATTCGGGCGATAGCAAACCTAAAGACGGCAAAGACGGCAAAGACGGCAAAGGTCATCCAACTTATTCAAAAGATGAAATGAAAAAGATTAAGGATGAAATTAAGGAAAGTATGATGTCTGCGGCGCAGGCAGCTGGTGCAGGTAATGTTCCGGATGCTGTACAACGTATGATTAAAGAACTAACAGAGCCTAAAATGAACTGGCGTGAAATTTTGCGTCAACAGATTCAATCAACTATCCGCAACGACTATACATTTAGTCGTCCTAGTCGTAAGGGCTGGCATACTGGTGCTATTTTGCCAGGTATGAATTTCGACGAAACTATTGACATTTGTATTGCACTTGATATGAGTGGTTCTATCGGTAACAGCCAAGCAGAAGACTTCCTAGGCGAAGTAAAAGGCATCATGGACGAATACAAAGACTACAAGATTAAGATCTGGTGCTTTGATACAGATGTCTACGGTGAAGATGACTTTAGTGCTGATGATGGACGAGATCTTACTGAGTATGAAATTACCGGCGGCGGTGGCACTGACTTTATGGCGAACTGGCGCTATATGCACGATAACGATATTCAGCCTAAGAAGTTTTTGATGTTTACAGATGGCTATCCATTTGGTAATTGGGGCGAAGACGATTACTGCGATACAGTATTTGTAATTCACAGCCATCATGATAAAAATTTAAAGGCACCGTTTGGATTGACGGCGCATTATGATGAAGCGGCATGATAAAGAATAAAATATCGCCACATGATTATTTTGAAACAAGGAGATTGAAACATCAATCTCCACACCTGTCTTGTATTGATTTAAAATTTACATACAATACAGAAAAGGCAATGGTAAAATGGATACAAAACAATTTGAAACACCGTTATTACCTAGCCAAAACAGTAGGTATCACTAAAGAAAATAAGATAGATACTGTTATGCGAGTCGGATTTGAAGATGCAAAAGAACTTTCTTATTTCGTTCTTGCATGTCCACTATTAAAGTACAACTAAATAATATACGCATATAACTAAAAAGGAGTATAATATGTCACAAGAAACTACTGCTACGCAAGAAGCACCAGCAACTGCACCTGTAGAACTAACAGTTCAAGACTTGGGTGTTATTAGATCAATTATCGACGTTGCTAGTCAGCGTGGTGCTTTTAAAGCAAATGAAATGGAAGCTGTTGGTAAAACATTTAACAAACTTGATAACTTCCTACAAACTGTACAAAAGGCAGAAGCTGAAGCCGCTGAAGCTACCAAAAAGGAAACTACCGAAGGAGGTAAGTAATGGCCGAGATTAAACACGTTGGTGTGTTAAAGGACAACAAAAGAAAAGTTGTTGTAGCATACAGAGTAATTCCAGGAGAACAACCTGCAGAAAATGCAATTGTGATTGACACTGCATCACTAACGGATGCTGATCACGAAGTTCTAATTAGAGCTGTAGAAAGCAATGCAGGACAAACAGCATTTGAGTTTGCTGAAGTTATGGCAAGAACGTCACTTAGTGACGGTAGCAATATGCTTGCACGTTTTCATACAACAGGCAAATTACACAGAGTCAAAATGACCGATGTTGACATGACACCTAATACTACAACAAAAATTGGTTTAGATGCACTTAATAAAATTATTGCAGAGCAAAGAGGTGTTAGTATTTCCGATCTTGCACTTAAAGATCCTAATGAACGTAAGCCAGGTGAAAGTGTTACTGAAGCAGGTTCTGTTAATGAAATGGCGCCAGTAAGCGATACTGTAGTTGCCGAATCACAAGTAGCTAATTTACAAGCAACCTCTAATGAAGTAATCACTGATGAACAACTAGCCGCAAAGTATCGTAGCGATGCTGATAGATTGTACAAAGAAGCAAAGGCACTTAGAGCACAAGCAGAAGAACTTGCGCCAACTGTAAAGAAGACTAAGAGTGTCAAAGAAACTTCCTGATGATATAATTAAACACTGGCCTGAAGTTTTTAAAGATATTGATATACATACTATACCCATTGACTACATTAGCACAATTCGTATTGAGTTTAACGGTGGTAAAGTTTGGGAAATAGATTGCAATGGTAAAAGAACTACTGGTTCTAACTTAGAAGATGTTCTAGGCGATCTTTTTGACGAATATGGCGACAGTATTCAGAACGTAGATTTTCGTTTAAATAGTGCTAAAATTAAACGAGACGTACAGAAGAATACTAGAGCATTTCTCAAAAATCCAACTAAACGGAAATCGTGAATTTGGCATAAATATATGTAACAATGAATTAGGAGCATTACATGGGTACTTTACGATTAAAACGAGGCACTAAGACTGCACTTCAAAGCAGTCCTGGTTATACACCAGCTGAAGGTGAACTTGTTTATACAACAGATAGCAAAGAGGTCTTTGTAGGCGACGGAGCCACACAAGGTGGTATTCCAGTATCGGTGTCAACACAAAACTTAGAAGATTTAGGCAACGTACAAGCATTAGCCGCACAAAAAGATCAAATTTTAGTTTATAACGGTGCAAATTGGGCCGCTACAGACAATCCAGCATTAGACATTCGTGGTAATATCTACGGTGACGATTCAACGCTCCTAGTTGATGCTATTAACGGCAAAATTGTTGGACCCATTGAAACTACTTCTATTATTAGCAGTGGAAATATTGTAGGCAATGTAATTGGTGACGTTACTGGGTCAGTAACTGGTAACCTAGTTGGTGATACTACAGGTACACACTATGGTAATACTACTGGTTTTCATAGTGGTGATACTAAAGGCAGTGTGTTCGGCGATGACAGTGGTCTACTAGTAGATGGTATTAATAGTTTAATTGTTGGTCCTATTGTAACCGAAACAACTCTTACAATTAGACAAGACGCACCTGCTCCAGTTAACAGTCTCTTAATTCAAGCACAGTCTGCAGATGGCGCAACAGGTCCAAAAATTAGAACTGAAGGTTCGCGTGGTACACTTGGTGCTCCACTAGCAGTTATTGGTGGTACAACAGGTGACGCACTAACTGACATTCACGGATTTGGTTGGGACGGAACTCAGCAGACACTAGCCGGACAAATTAAAATTGCCGTCGATCTAGATGAAACAGTATCTGATGGTATTGTACCTGGAAGAATGTTGTTCCTACCATCAAGTACCGCAGGCAACGTTACACTTGCACAAGTTATGACTTGGAATAGTAAGGGTAGACTTGGTTTAGGTACTAATAGACCTGATAACGTATTACACGTGGCAGGCGATGCAAAAATTACTACTGACCTTGAAGTGCAAGGTACAGCAACACTAGCCAATAGTGTTAACACTGGATATCATCAGTTTGCTAGTTTAACTACTGCACAACGTGATGCACTTACTCCAGCTAACGGAATGGTTATTTATAATTCAGATACTGAAAAATTCCAAGGCCGCGAAAACGGTGCATGGGTTAACTTAGTCTAAATTATACTGTTTAAGTAATTCTTTTCTACTTATTTTACCTTGTCCTTTACGTGGAATACTTTCCACGTAAAAGACTTTCTTAGGTATTTTATACCATGCAATTTCTTTAGATAATTGCTCCATATCTACTTTGCCAACAACAACTGCATAAACGCTGTCATATCCAAACACCACACAATCTATTGCTCCGCATTTAACTAGAGCTTCTTCTACTTCGTAAGGCATAATTTTAATACCTTCTTGGTTAATTACATCTTTAACTCTTCCAGTAATAAACAAAAATCCTTCATCGTCGATATATCCTAAGTCTCCGGTATAATAACCATTAACTACAATTTCACCATTATCAAATGTTACAGTTTTATTTGGTAGTACAAATCCAACACTGCCGTGTTTTTGCGGATAATGCATTATACTAATTGTTCCTGTTTCATTTAGTCCATACGAATCAGTTGTAATACAATTAAAATAATTTTGCACTTCATGTTTAAAATCTTTGTACATAGGTGCACCAACTGTACGAATATGTCTTATACTCATAGTTTCATACGGCACTTTGCAATACTTCATTAACTTCAATAAAATACTAGGATTGGCTACTAAAAATGTGGGCTTAACTTTAGGCCATGATTCCCATACGTTATCTAAAACATGATAAGTTGCACCAGTTCTATAGCAAATTGAAAACAGTTGAAACCCTATACATGCCCACAATGGAATACAATTTATAGTAGAATCTTTATCTGTGATATTAGCATGTATTTGTATGTTAGTATCCAATCCTTCTGTATCATGATCGGCTCTTGTTAGTGGTATTAACCTAAGTGCATCAGTACTTCCGCTTGATACAAATGCTGTTATTTCGTCATCGTTACATTGATTATATCTAGGCTTTGGTAGCACATCGTCCCATATATCAACATCGTAATACTTGCGTTCAATCTCTGTTGCTTTATAGTCCATAACAACAACACTGCACACACTCATTACTCCGTATATTTTCATTAAGTTAGTACAATTGCTGTACACACCTAACCTACAAGTTTTATCGTATCCTGCATCGATTAATTCCTTAGCATAACTTTGTGCTAAGGAATCAAACTGTTCTTTTGTATATGTATTACCATTCTCGAAAGAAAGTATTATATTATTCACTTTTTAATTATTCCTGATTTAAATACACTAGCTAGTCCTAACGCTTCTTTGTTAAACTTAACTAGATTCTTGAGTGCTTGTTCAGTGATTAGCGTCATTAGTGTATCTCTATGTGCATTTCCGTTGGCACCAATTTTCCACTTATAAACACCTACTTTGTTTTCTATAATTTTCTTACTATCTTTATTTAAAGACATATCATGTAATGCTTGTTGTAATTTGGCAGTATTTGGATTACCTTTGCGTACCCACAATGCTTTTTGCATACCATCACGGAAACTTTTTACTAGTTTGTATGCATCGTAGAAATCACCACTCGGCTTAACACCCCATCGTTTTTCAAATAGTATTTCAAACTGGTAACCAGGATAGTTTGTATCGTCACCATGATCACCTGTTTCACTATTTAGAATACCATGATGAAACCAAATCTCTGCATTATCATCTGATTCAACATGCTTTTTATATGCGGCAGGATTTTCTCTAGTAGCATTTAATTCGCCTCTCTTAAAAGCAAGCCGTCTTTCGCCGCCGCTCATTCCTTTAACCCAGGTTACATTTTCTTTAAAACAAGTAATATATTCATCTACAGTTTTATCAGGACCACATACTAACATTGTCATTGCAAATGCTTCTGGTACCATGCCCGAACCTGCCGCAAATCTAATGCCGCCGTGTTCTAAATCAATAGCACGATGCTTGCCTACAATAATGTTTAAGTTCATAAGACCAATACTTTCGTACTCAGCATAGTTGTAATCAACTTCTTCTTGTAAGAAACTTACGCCGTTGCCGCCATGACTTACCATGATTACATCATCGTCATATTGCATTTCATTATGAAATGTATTAAAGCCTGGAATATCTCGAGCACCAGGAATGTGTACAATATTAACATCTTCTCCAAGATATTTTTCTAATTCTTTAGCAACAATTTCTGCCCAGACGCTTGTGCCGCCTCCTGGCTTCTGTGGTACTACCATTGTATAATCTGCATTTGCTACTGTAGTAAACATTGCAAACACTAAACCTAAAATTAACTTACGCATAATCTATTTTCCTTTTTGATGTTAGTCCCCAAATTAGTGTTACAATTATTGCAAAAACTAATCCTAGGAATATTGGTTTATCTAACAGTTTATCAACTGTATAAAGTCCAGACATTTGGACTGTAAGTGCCTCAATTCTATCAGATAGAATAAAAGCAAATAGCAGTGCAGGTCTGCTAAATTTGTATTGCTTGGCTAGTAGTCCTATTACACTACACAATGCAAGCATTAAATAATCTTCCCAACCGCCTGTATATTGTACACAAGCAAGTACTATAAAACCCAACAGCAACGGAAAGTAATATTTGTAGGGTATTTGTGCTATCCGGGCTATAAAAGGTGTCGTAAACAAGCATAGAGCGCCTACAAGCACGGTTGCAAGCATAAAGCCGTATAACATACTATCAAAAAATTTAGCGTCATTAGCAAGCTCTAAAGTACCTAATTCAAAATTTAAGTATGCAAATAGAGCCATTACAATAGCGGCAAAAGGTGCACCTGGAATACCAAACAATACTGTAGGAATCATGCTGGTTGCTTTTTGTGAATTGTTAGCACCCTCTGGTCCTATAACACCTTTAATGTTTCCGTTACCAAACTTGTCTTTAGGATGACTTGCAACAGTTGAACTATATGCCATCCAATCTGCAACTGCTCCTCCTAGTCCAGGTAATAAGCCGACAAATGCGCCAATAATCCCTCCACGTAATGCATCCCATTTATTATTCCATACAGCAATTATTCCTTCTTTAGTTTGTATACTATTTGCAATTAATGGGTTACTGGTATTTGTACGTTGTGTAAGACCGCTTAATAATTCTGGAATGGCAAACAAACCAGCAACTAACGGCATTAATTGTATACCTGCGCCTAAATATTCCCAACCGCCAGTCCAGCGGTCTGCGTTAGTTGCAGGATCAACTCCTATTAAACCTATGAACAAACCAAAGCACAATGCAACCATACTTCTAATCCAAAACTTATTTGTTACAAATGTCACACATACTAATGCTAGTAGTGTAAATGCCCATAGCTCTGGAACACCGAATATCATTATTAGATCAGTGTAATAAGGCAACAGAAAGAATGTAAGAGATCCCCACAGTAATCCGTTTAGTGTACTTGTGGTTACTGCGGCACTGATAGCATACGTTGCTTTACCTTGTAATGCTAACGGAAAGCCATCTACCATAGTTGCCGCGGCTGAGTTTGCACCAGGTATTCCTAACAGTACACCTGTGTAAGTATCACCTGTTGTACTTGCGGCTACTACTGCCATAACAAATATAACTGCTAGATAAGGATCTGGAAATAAAGTAATAAATGAAAATACAAATATTAAACCTGTAGTTGCTCCGGCACCGGGCAGGATACCAATTATTAATCCATAAAATGTTCCTGCTAGTAGTGTCAATATTGAAGTCACTCTTTTCTCCTTGTATATAATTAATTATATCAGAAGAACATTTTTTTGAAAAAATGTGGAGAAAAATTATGAATACACGAATTTTTTCGTTAGTTATGAAAAATTTAGAACAAACCTTCAATTTACCTAAGTACAAAGGTTTACAATTAACCAAAGATAGTGTAGTAGATGATCTACCATTTACACCTGTACGTAAAGAAAAATTCGCACAGAATATTATGCACGAGTTAGATATCGAACACTTAGATTTAACTGGAACTATTGAACAGTTTGTACAATCATTGGATACTTTTTATATGAAAAGATTCTTTGGCGAAATTTGGAAACCTAATACCGACAATCATACTTACAGCGGATGGAGTATTGTTGAGCGAATTAACAAACAAAATCCACGCAATGTGTTAGACTTCGGATGCGGATATAATCAATTTAAACCACGTATTGCTAATCTAACAGGTATTGATCCGTTTAATGACAATGCAGACTATATGGTAGACATCCTAGAGTTTAATGTAGATGAAAAATATGATCACATGATTGTATTCGGTAGTTTAAACTTTGGTGATGAAAACGATATCCGTACAAGATTTGATAAGTTGTATAATTTATTAGACACCGGTGGTAGAATGTACTTTAGAGTTAATCCGGGAATATTATGGCCTAAAGGTCCGTATGTAGATATATTTCCTTGGACTTTTGAGTTTGCTTATAAACTGGCTAAAGAATATAACTGTAGTTTAGAACAATACAAAAAAGATAATAGTCGACTTTATTTTGAATTACTAAAGATGTGACACGTCTTTAGAAAACTTTACTGTTTTTCTAAATGCCATCTCATTAAACTCAAGATCAAATTTTTCACATAACGTCACAAAAAAATCCTTGTCGTATAATTGAGAAACTTCTTTGATAATAAAATCTTTATCATCTGTCTTTTGTTTATAACCTTCTATTTGTGCAGTAAGATCGTTGACTAAACATTCTTTAAATGTTATTCCTTGTTCATTTGCTTTATCAGTATACAAATCTTTAAAAAGATAGTTTCTATTACGTGGATCAACATAATAATGACATGTACTGTTTATCCATCTAGTATATAATAATTCTATATCTTCAGGAATAATTACAAAATGTTTTGCAGGATTAAAAAAATTCTTTACTCTATCTAAATCAGAATGTAGTGTATACACAAAATTATTAGGATAGAGACGTTGCTTCCATGTTTCAATTTCATCTTGTGAATATTCTCTTCCTTGCTTTTCGGCCATATCTAATACAGGAGGAATAGTTTTATCACAAACTCCTTTACCTAATGCACCTCTAAATCTTTTATTAAAATGTAATCTCGAAAAGTTAGCATCGTTTATAATATTAAAAGAGTCCCAAGGGTTGATTCCATTTTGTATATGATCGTACCAACTTACATTATTACAACTAGAAATAATTCTTCCTGCAATATGTCCGCCTGATCCCATAGGAAAATTAATTGTAATTGCATTATTATACATCAAGTCTTCCTAAATAATATAATCCCTTATTCCTGTATGTTACAAGATCACCTGTTGCAAACCAATCGTCATGTATACACATCGGACTTTTTACATATAACTGGTTTTCTTTAACTCTATAATCACACCAAAATGTGTTGCCCAAAATATTATCTTCTGCTGTATCGCCAGGTTTATACAATTTATTAATAACACAAGGACCAATTTCACTCATACCCCAATTCGCCAAAACTGTTGCGCCACGGTCTATAAATGCTTGTATATGATGTTTTGGAATTGGATCACTGCCCATTGCAACAAATTTACCCGTTAAATCAGCTGTTTTAAAGCTCTTAGTGCTTAGTAGTGCTTCACACATAGCAGGAGCAATAAACGTGTGTGTATGACGCTTAAAACGCTTTAAAAAGCTATATGCATTGAACTTTTCAATTGTTATATCGCACCCTAGTGTATATGCCGGTAAACTTTGAAGTAATAATCCACCTGCATGAGTCATTCTAGTAACTGTATACACACTGCTATTTTTGGTTAGATTTTGGGCAGTAATTGCAGTATCGATACAGTGTTTTAAATTTTCAGGACTTCTATATATAGATTTTGGAGATCCTGTAGTACCACTACTGCTTATAGTGCATCCATTTTTAAGAACATCTTCAAAATTCAGTTCCATACTCTACCTTTTTCTTTTCGTATTCTTTAATAAGCATTTCGGTAATAGGTCCGGAGCGAACTGGCGTTACGCCGCCACTAGAACTTGTTAAAAAGATTTCGTCCATGTTGTCCCAATCTTCTGCTGATATGTCAGTTCGGTCGAAATCAATTTTTTGTTCTTTAGCAATATCTTCGACAACACTCATAGTAACACCTTTAAGACAATTCCTCGCAGGTGTACAAATTCCTATAGTATCAACAAATCCAATATTAAATCCCGGGCCTTCAGTAATATTATCATCGCTATCAACTAATACACAAGTATCGTATCCTTCAGGAACTTTACGCTGAGCCATTGTTAATTCAATCCAGCTCATGTTTTTATATTCTTGTCCAAAGTGTATATCGTCAACTCGGTAAGATTCTTTATCTAGATAAACATTAACAACGTCTTTATTAGCAAGTGGATAGCTAGGCTTAATATACATTGCAAAATTTATTGGACAATTTTCTAAGTCTCTTGGATTACCACTGGGCGGAAAGCCTCTCCAGATCATAAACCATACAAACGCATTTTCAATTGGATTGCGTCTAGCAAGTTCTTTAATGATCTCTAGAGGATCTACGTCTGGAATTGTAAGTCCATAGCGTTTAGCACTGTTCTTAAATCTTTGTAAATGTCGTTCATAACAGAATGCTTTGCCGTTATATACGGGCATAACATCATAAGTAGCATCACAGTGAATAAACCCAAAGTCTAAAACACTAGGTCCTATTTCTCCTAGCGGCTTATATTCACCATTCTTATATGCTATTAAATCTAATACGTTAGTCATCAAAATGTACCTTCTTTAATTGAGGATCATCAGGCAATTTTTCTTTGAGGACTTTTAAACGATTAATTCTCCATTCAAGGAGTTTAAAATCTAATACCCAAGGAAAAATTGCGTGAATCAAACTTCCTATAGTTACTGCTAACAAAAAGAAAAATTCGTTCATTGCTAAACGAAAATGCCACCAATAGCCTGCATCAGGCTTACCAGCTTTATTTTTTGCTTCGTCTAAGTGTTTAGGATTGTACCACATAGTTTCCTTTCAGCAAACTTCTACGTCTAGTGTATTCTTTAATGTTTAACTTCCAGACTGTTTGCTCAGTATAATATAACACCATTTCACTATGTTTGTCAAGTATTTTTTGCTTTGCTAGTAAGCCCATCAACTTATGATTACGAGCGGCTTTACCATTAGAATGTTCATGGTGTGTGTTTGTGCTAATATATAGTTGATCAGTAGGACACCATTCTATGAAACGTGGAATCATTTCACGTTGTGTAATACTGTTCCAGTCGCCTTTGCCTAATCCTTGAAAGGTATCAGTTTGAGGCAGTTCACAACCTCTAAACATAATGCGCCATGCGTTATCATCAACCTCAGGTAACGGATGGCATCCGGCCACTGCTACTATTTCATTGTCTTTAATTGCACAAAAAAATTCACCGTTTTCTTTGCACCAATCAAACTTCATTGCTTTTAAACTTGAATTATTCTCATAACCAAGTTGTTTTGCTTTAGAGCAAAATATTTCTAGTTTAGGTATGTGTTCATCAGTAATTGTTGTAACAATCATAAGTAGCTCAAGTTGTCTGAAATAATGTTTACAGTTTCTTCATTAAGATCTACATTTACAACTATCATGTATGAAGGTTTAAAACTAGTATTGAATAGATAATGTGTTTTAAGAGTGTCTACAAAGTATACGCATCCATTATCCCAATTCTCAATTTTACCATCAATTATAAAACTAAAATTTGGCGGGTTGACATTTCGTAATGGAATTAGTAATCTAAAACTATCTATTTTTGTAGTCTTGTTATCTCTATGAGGAGGAAAATATCCGCCTGGGTCGAGTTTTAAAATATGAGTTCTAAAAATATGTTTCTTTAATGGTTCTAGACATGTTTGTAATTCAGGAGATTTATTATACACATCTGTGTATGTTTTAAAATCTCTTTCACTATAGTCTGTATTATTCTCTTTATTGTATTCAATTAAACTATCTAGATCAGGAATACCAGACACACCGCCATCAAGACTTGTAATACTTAATCCATACCTATTAACAGACTTTCTTGGGTTGTATGGTACATACTCAAAGTCTTGTTCAGTAAGGTTAAGGAACTTATTAACATCATTTAGAACAAGATTTAATTTAAACACTGTTCCGTATGCTGTTAAATGGTTGTAGAGGTTAATCACTTTCGCTAATCCATTCGATATCTTTTAGTAAATATATGTGTATTTAATAAGAAAAAAAGGATACACTTTACAATATGGCATATGTATACAGAAGCAAAGGTTCATATCCTCCTAAGAATCAAAAAATAATAGAACATACTTACGCGGCTAAGAGCGGATTAGATGCTATAGTACCTATCAATCCAGAATGGGAGAATATAGGAGTTCAAATAAGCGGAGGTATGGACAGTGCTTTGCTACTCTATCTAGTAGCAAAGACAGTAAAAGACAACAATTATAATATTAAAGTAAGACCTATACACTTTGATATCCCTACTAAGTTACCTGTACAGCCTCTTGCTATTATAAGCAAAGTAGAAGAATTACTAGATTTTAAATTTGGAGATATTATAGAATACGCTATTCCATTAGAGCAGTGTACAAAAGAAGCAACCATGTCGGGTGTTGGTAAGAAAGAATTTATTATACTTAAAATTAGAGAAATGTTAATGTCTAAAATTGTTAATTTTGAAGTTAACGGAAATACAAAAAATCCACCTGTTGAATTTAGAAAACATTTTCCAAATGATGAATTTAGACAAAAGAATAGAGATAGAACATTTGACATTTATACAGGACCGTATAATGCATCTCCTCTTTCTCATTTAGATAAAGCAGATGTTGTAAGCCTGTATAAAAAATATAACCTAATTGACGAGTTAATGACATTAACATGTTCGTGTGATAACTGGAGAGATCAGATCATTGCAAAAAAATTAGATATTCCTTGTGGTCAATGTTGGTGGTGTCACGAACGAGCATACGGACTTAGTCAAAATAACATTCAAGATCCTACACCTGTAAAGAAATTTGAAGATGAAAATTCCAAGTAAAACATTTTGCAGTATGGCGTGGGACCATCAGTTTATCGATCCCACTGGACGTGTGAAACCGTGCTGTAGGTTTGCTGAAAAGTTTAGACCCAATGAAAACAATCTCAAAGAAAAAACACTGAGTGAAGTGTTCTACGGAGATTGGATGAATGATATTCGTGACAAGATGATGAAGGGCGAACAAGTAGAAGGATGCATACGTTGCTATCAAGAAGAAGATGCAGGTAAGCGTAGTTTACGAGAACGTTATCATGATAACAAAACATTGCCTATAGACAAGTTAGTCGATCTAGATAATCCTAAGATCGGATGGATCGAACTTGCCATTAGTAATGATTGCAACTTAGCGTGTCGTATGTGTGACAGTCGTTATGCGTGGAAGTGGTTCAAAGAAGAACAAGCAATTTATGGCAAGACTTGGAACGAAGTCGAAAAAAGCAAAAGTGACATTGCTAACATATATCCTTTTATAAATGATCTAGTTCATATCAAGTTCACCGGCGGTGAGCCGTTATTAACAAAGGATCAATGGATAGTAGTTGACAAACTAATTGCGGAGAGAGACTGTAGCGAAATATTTTTAAATTATAGCACTAACTGTACTATTATGCCTAAAGATAGTTGGGTCAAAAAATGGGACAAATTTAAAACAGTCGAGTTTGCTCTTAGCTTTGATAGTTGTAACAAAGAAGAAAGCGAATATATACGTTGGCCTGCAAAATACGAACTTACTGAAGAAGTAACTAAACGCTTTTTAGAATTAAAACGTACAAACGGATATAATGTTCTATTACGTAGTACTATTAGTATTTTAAATGTATGGTATATGGCAGAAAGTATGGAGTGGTGGTTTAAACACGATAGCGGCAATGTTATTGTGAATCCAACACATTTAACATATCCAGAAATATTATGTGTTACAGTATTACCTAAACACATCAAGGAACGTGTAACTGCTAAATTTAACGAGTATCAGAAGAATTCAGATAACATAAAGATAATTAACTCGTTAGAATATATAAAAAATCTTATGAATAGCAAGGATGACAGTCATCTTCTACCACAGTTACAAACGTATTTAGAAGGCACTGATGCTTATAGAGATCAGGACTTTTACAAAAGTTATCCTCATTTTGCAGATATTTTTGCAACCATTAAAGATTAAAAATAATATGTTCGTTGATTGTATGAGCGCCGCCTTCATTTTTTATGTCAGCAGGATTTTTACTACAAAACTTCTTACAAGCATAAAAGCAATCTGATTTATCCCAACTATTTTCTAGTTTAATCAATGCTTTACTTTTTCTTAGATCCTGTATAGATTTATTTTGTGTATGCAATTCTTCTAAATCTTCTCCAAGAAATTCTTTTAGATCATCAACATAAGGTTGATTAGCTATCCAACAACAAGGATAATAATAACCGTCGCTATCGATATATTCTGCGGCTTTATTAATTTTACAGCGTGGATAGATCATTTTTTATATTTTCTTCAAGTTGATTAATCGTTATTGTAGGATTAAATTTATCACTGTTGCGATTGCTTTGCACTATCATAAACTGATCAAATTTTAGTTGTTTAGCTATTGCTAGTGCTTGTGTAATAGTGTCCTGATTATATTTAAAAAGTATATGTTTCCATATCAACTTAGTTGAACTATTATTTGTTCTAAATGCTTCTATACCTTTTACAATTAAATCCCATTTAGAATTTACTCGGTACATATGATTATTACTTTCAATGCCATCAATACTAAAATTAATTTCGTCGTTAGCATCAAACACTTTTGCTAGTCTGCTCCACCAATCTGAAGTTCTATAACTTCCATTAGTGTGTAAAATTAATTTAGCAGTATTGTTCTTTTCTTTAATCTTACGTATTAATCCAATAAAATCTTTATGATATATTGGATCACCATGATTTCCGCAGATAATAATTTCGTCAAATGTAGATGTCAAATTACTATAGTGTTCAATGTCACAATCTATATTTTGTATTTTATCTGAATATATTGTTCTTGGACACAAAGGACATTGTAGTGGACATCTCGAAGTTGGCTCGATATGAATTATTCCTGGCACACTACTTTCCTTTTTGGTATTTTTGAATCTGCACTTGAGACACAGGAGTTTGTAATGCAGGGCATAGGGGTATCAAAGAGTTTAAATCCTGTTTCGATGTTTCCAAGCGGCACATCGTGACAGGAATAGGATCGCTTAACGGAACCGTCGGGCTCTCTAATAATGATTCCTTGGTATCCGGCATTGCAATTCCAACCTTTAAACTTATTAAAATTAAAAGCGTTAAAACGCTCAGCTTGATCCATATACCATTTTTTGCCATCTTTATCCTCAAATTCTACTTGCATATGCCAAGGTACACTAGCATCTGGCTTGCTCATTCCTGCAGGTACTTCAAACTTTGCTTTAGGACGTTCAGCCCATTTACGTTTACTTTCTGTGTATGCACGTTGCGGCATTCCGTTGTGCAAACGTTTTAGATCTTCCGGTTTATAACCATCAACCACTCTCGAGGCAGTTGGATCTGATTGCGGCTTAAGAGTAACATTGATTCCTTGTTCGTGGAAGAACAATGCATTTTCCCAATCTCTTTCGAACCAGTCCGGAACCATAACCATATTGATTGTAACTTGTACATCGTGTTCTTGACACAAGATCAGTTTGTTAGCGAAATCTTGCATCTTTTCTCGTGTATTAAGATGCTCTGTGTGTAAACTTGCTGTAATGCTTGCTCTATGAAATGGCTTAACTGCTTCTACATACTGTTCAAACCACTTCATGTTGCGGCTACAGTTTGATGTCATGTGAACGCTAGTATAATTAGTATTATCAACATCATCGGCAAGATGTTTGAGAATGTCCAAATAGCCAGGGTGAAAAGTAGGCTCACCACCAGATAAACTAAAATGAAAGCTATTAAAACCGTTATCACGAGCCTGTCGCTTTATCTCGTCAATTGTTCGTAGACATAGTACAGTTGGTCTATGATCTTTTCTGTCACTGCGAGCGTACGGCCAGCAGTAAGAGCATTTATAATTACAAAAACGACCGAGCAACCAACTAACAGTAAAAAGATCCCTGTAGAGTAGAGTTCTTTGCCCCACAGAGACAATATCCTCAAAGGGGATTTTAGTAAAATCATAATTGCTCCATTTTAAATCTTCAGTCATAATACTATACTAACACACTTATTGATCTTTGTCAACCTTCCATTCAATCATATCTTTAATTAAATGGTAATGTTCCCAATCTTTAATCTTAGGAACTTTTAAATCTAAATTATCTGTGCATCTCCACTTAGGGCATCTAATAGGTTCCAATGGAAGATCAATTGAGTCTTTATCATAAATGTTTCCTCTCTTCCCTCCAACGTGACAACTGCCAATATAAATGTCTCCCGGAGGAGTTACTTTTAAATGTTTTACACCTGCCCAACATAGCCAGCCTTCATAATTATTTTTCTTGTCAAAATTAAGTTCGTTGTAATGAAAATCAATATCTTTGTATTGCTTTTCTTCATCCTGGAACCAAAACTTTAATTTACGTTTATCTGGAGTAACAGTGCTTTCGTAAATTCTCTTAATTTTATCTTCTTCGCCTTCTTTATAAAATTTCTTTTCTCTAGTTTCAATTACCTTAATTTCTACTTCGTCATCTGTAGACAATAGTATTTTAGGTTCCATTGTATCATTATTTTTTTCAAAGTCTAGTTTTGTTCTAGGTAATAGTTCATTACTATTGCCGCCTGGTGGACGTATATATCTATGTTCAATATTAGTAATACCATGATTCCTAAATGCAGTTTCCATTTTTTCAATATTATTAAACTGCTCAGGATAAACCATAAATCTTAATATTAAATTTTTTCGAGTATAACCGTTTTTAAAGTCTTTATGATCAAGTCCTTTTTCTTCTTGTTCTTTATTCCATGCCACACGCCAATCATCTAGTTCAATAAACTTTTCAATAAATTCATCAACCTTATCTGCCATGTGTTCAAAATGAAAACTAACTGTAATACTGTCCAGATACTGGAATAGCTCTTTTAAATAGTTTGCAGTCCTACTTCCATTAGTAGTAATACTAATGAATCTTGCACCTTTTTCTTCTTTAATATACTTACACAAATCCATAAACTTTGGATTCACAGTAGGCTCGCCACCTGTCAAACTCCAAAATACATTAGTGCCATGTTCTTCATAAACTACATCAACAAGACGCTTCATGTTTTCTAACGGAACGTGTGGACTATGATTGTCGTGCAAATAATCTACACAATAACTGCAATCATAATTACATCTTTTTCCAATATACCAATCAACACTAAATGCGCCAGTTGGATTAAACTTAAAATAACTTGCTACTGGTTCCATTATAGTTTATCCTTTATAAACTTATCTCTTTTGTTTTCTTTACATACTTGTTCGCATCTTGGAATTTTATTGTCTGATGTCCAACTATTTTTAATATCAGTCCAAACTTTTCCGTTAATTGCCTGTTCTAAGCTAACATTTTTTAAGTTAATATCTGTTAGATAGTCTTGTTGTTCTAGTATGTCTTCAAATCTATCCTTTGGAATAGAAGATACAGAATATTCTAACATCTTTGCATTTAAATGACAGCATGGAATTACATTTCCCATATGATTTACAAAAATACGTTTTTGATTACCGTACTTGCAACTGATACAATTAGACTCTTCTACTTCAACTTTTTTATGTTTTACTCCACCAGTATCTTTTCTATGACTAATGATCGTTTTAAATTCTTTAAAGCCTTCATCTGTTGCCATTTGTTTTGCAACTTCTAGTTGGTGTTCATTGTGTTCGAATACAATAAACTGCCAATTGGCTTTGCCGCCTGCTCCAATAAATGCTCTATAATTTTGCTGTACTTTTTTAAAATTAGAGCCTTCTCTATAAACTTCACTTAGTTCGTCGCTACCATCAATGCCCCATGTTACCTTATGGCTCGGCGGCATAATCTTTGCTAGTTTTTCCCACCATTGTGTAGTACGCAAACTGCCGTTAGTTGCAACATTAATATGACATCCCCATTCTGCAAAGTGTTCTACTATTTCATGAAATTGAGGATGACTGCAAGGTTCATCTACACTGCCACAAAAATTAATAATCTTAATATTAGGAAACATTTCCTTTTGAAATCTTTGCTTAATAACTTCAAGATCTAAATAAGTTTTATTTAAAATTTGATCTGCATGTTTAGATATCACTCTAAAACAACCTTTGCACTTAATATTACAAAAGCTAGTAAGTTCAATATCAATCCATTCTAGTGTATCAGTTGTCCACATTATTCAAAGCACCACGGTTCAGACATCTAAAATTTCCACATTAAAATGATTCTTTAGTGTGTCTACATAACTGTCTTTAAATTTACTTTTAGGCGCACATAATCCACAACTACATGTTTGTTTAGGACAAACAATTGTTGGCATTTTATTCATTGATAACTTTTCTTTAAGATCTGCAATAATCTTTTTACCTTCACTTATTTTACCTATTGGACCTCTTGTACCATCAAATCGTGCTTGACATGTTTGATGATGGAATACCTGATCTGTTTGTTGTTCTAAATGTAGGAAAAACCAATTTACACTACAATGCCAACCTTTAAACTCTCGCATGTTAACAAAGGTACTCTTGCGACTTTCGCCGCCTGCACTACTTAGACACATCTCTCGCATACCACAACAAGGTCTTCCGATACTACTTCCTAAAACTTTTGTTGCTTCATTTTTCTTTTCGCCTGCGGCACTTAGTACCTTTGATACTTCTTCTTCATCATTTAGTTTAGCATTTTTATATTTCCAATAATTTTTAATGTAATCTAATTGATCTGGTGTGTACTCATGAGCAAAAGTTGCTTTACTGTCAGGTTCTTCTCCAATGACTCTCGGAACATATTTACAGCCAAGTGTATCTAACCACTTGCACAAATCTTTACATTCGTCGAACTGTTGAGCATGAAACATAACATTAACATTCATTCGAAAGTCTTTAGGATATTTTATTTCTGCATCACGAAATTGTTTAATTCTATCTTTAACTTGCTGTCGTAATTTATCATCTGATTCAGTATGATAGCTAACTGTTACATGTTGTATATTATCGATAACTGCCTCAGCCATTTTTTCACTCATAGCTCCGTTAGTAGTTAACCCTATATTAGCATCCCATTTATGAGAATACTTTTTATAATATTCATCATTTAAATATTTTACAAAAGGAATAAAATTAGGATTTACTGTAGGCTCGCCACCTGTAAAGCTAATACTTGCTAATTTATTATTTCTATACTGCATATAAGTATCAATATATTCAAACAAAAAATCAGTATTAGATTTAAGATCATCTAATGATGCATGAGGACTAAAATTGTCATGCCTATGAGCAGGGCAATAACTACAATCATAATTGCAACGACGACCTAAATCCCAAGTAATTTGGAAAATATTTCCTGATAATAAATCTATAGTGTCAAAACTCATTAAAAATATCCTTCATTTCTGGAAAAGTTTCATCGAATGAAATTCTGCGCTGTTTATCGCACAATCCTAAAAATTCTTTCATTTCAGGTAACCGTTGACTCCAATCTTCACTTTCCATAAACTGTAACATACCGTCAAGACGCTTAATACCGTATTCTGCTTCTCGCCACTGCTCATATGTAACTTTACCCTTATGCCAACTAGGAATACACAATTCCCAATTTTCTTCTAACCACGGATAAAATTCTTCGTATTTTTTACGGCATTGTTCTTTAAACCATTTAGGCAAAGATCTAACATTAAGATGTGCCGGCCAATATACAAAATGAAAGTTTACTGTGCCCGCACCAAATGGATACATATTAATCTTTTTAAATCCTTCTTGTAATTTCCATTTGATAAAATCAGGAAGATAATAAATGTTTAATGCTTGTACTGCACAAGCAATTGTAACTTCAACATTATCTGTAGTTTCTTTATCTAAAATATGAAATACTTCTTTTGTTCTATCCCATTTACTAGGATAACGAATGTATTCATTCATTTGCTCAATGCTGTCTACGCTGTAATGGAATCTAACAAGTTTAAAATGACTCCATAATTCAAATAAATCGTCACGCCATTCAACACCATTTGAATTATAACGTAGTTCTAATTCTGGTGCAAGTCCTTGTCGTATTGCTTCCTCAAGTATTTCGTAGTGTTCTTCGATAATAAGACTTTCGCCGCCAGCAAAATAAATTTGCTTCATGTGTTTCATCTGTTCATAGAACTGTTCCCAAAATACAGGATTTTGTTTATGCCAGTTATAACTACTACCGTTGGTACTACCTTTGTTATCCCATTGCATAATCTCTTTAAGTGATTCATTTTTGACTTCTGGAAAAATTGCTTTGTAATCTTTGATCCAACCCGAACTATCATGCGGACTACACATAACACATGCTAACTGACACTTGGTTCCAAAGCGCAAATCAATGTATGCCAATTGCGGAGGAACACTACCATCCGGTTGTGTTTCTTGTAAAATTTGATCTAGGTCAACACGCTGACTCCAATATGCTGTTTCCCATTGACGTTTACTTCTATGTCCATTTTCTTCTTCGCGGAAACATTTCATACAGCTAGGAGGCTTTTCGCCTGCAAGCATTTGTTTACGTACATTCTTCATATACGTACTATTCCATGCTGTATTAAGGTCAGTAACATTTAAATTATTAGGACGACCTTCTTCATCTTTAAGTATACCTACTTGTCCACCATATTCTTTATCATTTGTTGGGCCAACACTACTTGCATTTGCTGTACAACATACACGCATACTTCCGTCAGGTCTTGTGCTTAGATGCACCCATGGTAATAAACAAAATGTTTCTGATGGGTACTTAGTTTTTTCTGTCATTTTAATGCCTCAAATCGTTGTGTTGCAACTTTGTTTTCTTTACAGTTTTCTATACACTTAGGAAAAATACCGTCTTTAATTCCTGTATATAAATTAGTATACCATTCACTGTCGAAAATATCCTGTATACTATTTTGTCCATTAAGTCTATGATGTTCTGTTCCGTGATCTTTACTATAATGTTGCCATAAACCTCTAAATCCACTTTTAGTTCCCCACCAACAACACGGAACAACATATCCATGATGTGTAACATAAAGTCCTTGATCTTCTATTTTAGAACTAATACATCTTGGAATAACTGTAGGAACTTCTTGCTTTTTCTCGACTTTGGGATCGCTCTTGTGTTGAGAATTTTTACCTAGGTCTGCTCGCGGACTTCCAATAAACTTTACTCTGCTAAATCCTTCTTTGGCAGCAATATCTTCTATAAGATGTGCCTGATGTTCGTTATGAGAAAAATATATAAATTGCCATACAGCATCTCCGCCTGCGGCAATATAATTTCTAAAATTTCTTTGTACTTTCTGCCAATCAACATTTACTCTATAAATGTGATTAGTATCTTCTAATCCATCTAATCCCCAATTTACTCTAACACGGCCATTTGATTCTTTTGAAATTTCTCCTAATGTTGTCCAGAACTCATCATTACGTGTTCCGCCGTTAGTAGCAATAGAAATCTTAGGTTTGCTAGTAAACAATTCATCATTAGATAAAATCCATTTAACAATTTCAATTAAATCAGGATTAGTAGTTGCTTCGTCATAGTTACCACACATATGAATTAGGCGCAGATCAGTCCACTTATCTTTAGATACCCAACTTTTAAATTGTTCTAAACTTACATACATACTATTCACATCAAAGTGGTAATCCATATCAATAAGTTTATCATTAATAAATGCACGAGCACATGCAGGGCAGGCTGCGTTGCAATAATTTGACATTTCAATTTGCAGTTTAGTTTGTCGTTCTACTGGTACTTGCCAACTCATTCTTGCTCCACCATAACATTTTGATAGGCTTTATTAAAACCGCAACTAGCAACACATCGTTTCATGTGTTTATTATGTGACGGATTCCAGCTTTCTTCTAAAACCTTAGTATACCAAGGATGTTTCATAACTTCCTCAATACTGTGTGTTTTTAAACTATTCCATTCTGTAGGGTATTCAGATAATTTTTCTAAAAAGTTTTCTTTGTTCTTAAACGCACTGTCCCACAAAAAACAACAAGGCCACATCTCTTGTTTTGCATTAATAAAAATTTCGCCTTCATGAACATACTTACAAACAATAGATTTTACAACTTCTTCATCTACTTGATTAGTTTGAATTTTATTCATCAACTCTAATACTTCGTCTTTGCGTGCATGTTCTTTGCTACCAGTAGTAGTAATAGTTTTTACTTCTTTAGTAACTTTGCCTCGACCTTCTTTTTTTGCAATTTGAGCTGTCCACTCATTTAAACTATTACGCATTCCTGTTCTAATTACAAATTTCAATCCTAACTTTTTAGCATGAGCCTTAGCTACTTCAATTTCGTGTTCGTTATGATCAAATACAATAAACACCCATTTAGATCTTGTGTCCTCACCTTTATAAGAATTTTCTGCAAACGCTTCAATGTTGCGCTGTACTACATCAAACTTTGTGTTTACACGATAAATGTGGTTAGTTTCTCTATGTCCGTCAATACAGAACATCATGATCAAGTCTCTTCCGTACTCCTTACTTAATTCACCTAATCTGTACCAACTCGATCTAGGTGCAACACCGCCATTAGTACTAATAGTAACATAAGCACCACCTTCTAATAAGTATTCCACTATTTCAACAAACTGTGGATGAATTGCAGGATCACCTAATACTCCGCACAGTCTAATATCTTTATTTTTAAGATGTGCTTCATCTGGTAATATTCTTTTTAAGTCATCAAGTGAAAAACTTGTTACTTCTAAGATGTCTCGGTTAAGTGTTCTTGCACAACCTGGACATGCGGCATTACAATCACTTGTAATTTCCAGTTCGATTTTGTGTACGTCAATTATGTTTATCATTATATATGTACTTATTTAAATTGTTCAGTGAAGGGATCAAACTCGGCGCCGCACTTTGTAGCACATACTTTTAGTTTGCCAGCGTCACAACTAGGTTTATTCCAACTATCTTGTATTTGGTCAAATACTCCTGTAGCAAAAACTTTATCAAGACCATTACGTGCGTCTAGTGCATTTTTATCAGGAATAAAATCCCATATCTGTTCTACTTTAGGATCTTTGTGCCACCATTTATACATACGCCCAGCAGTCCAGCAACAAGGCAATGCTAATCCTTCTGCGGTAATAAACAAACTATTTTCTTTCTTAACTTTACAAATAATAGGAGTAGCATTATAATATGCATCCATACTGCCGTATTTCTTCAATATTACTTCTTGTTTACTCAATGCTTTATTAAGGTATTTCTCATCGGGTTTTTTTAATTCAGCAGTATCATTTCCTTTACGGTCTTTGGACTGATGTTTATCTTTAGGATCTACTTGTGCTGTTACAAATCTTCCAGTTTTCTTTTTCATAAATTTTTCACAGCCCCACTCTTTTGCAAGTGCCTCTGCTTCATCAACTTGATGTTGATTATGTTCAAAGATTAAAAAGTCCCAACGTGCCCTGCCGCCGGCATCAATAAATGCTCGCATATTACGTTCTACGTTGTCCCAATTTACCCCTTGTCTGTAAATATGATTCGTATCGCGAAGACCATCGACACTAAAAATAACAGCCCCCATTCTTCCAAAGACATAGGCCAATTCATTCCACCATTCAACATTTTTTGCTCCTGCATTTGTATTCATGCTTAACCACATTGTCGGGTTATGTTCACGAAAGTATTTGAATATTTCTAATGTGTCACGAGCAACAATAGGATCACCTAAGTTACCACACATATACATAGTATTAAGCTGTGCAATAAACTCTGGGAGGAATATTTTTTTACAATCTTCCAGTGTAAGTTCATCTAGATTAATATGAGGATTAATTCCTTCGCCATTCATATTACGGTCGCACATAGGACAACTGGCTTGACAGTTTTGTGTAACCTCTAAATGAATTGATCGTATATCGCTATAATTATACATCCATTACCAACTTTATATCTTTACCTGGTCCAACTTTACTAGGTAAGTCTCCGTATTGATCTACATACCATTTAATAACTGCACGATACCAATTTTGACTATCGTGATGTGCTTGTTTATTAAATTGCCAAATATTATTATTAGTAGCCTGCATTGTACTTAATGCCCTAGCACTTTCAGTTTGAAGTTGTCTAAGTGATAAATTACTTGTATCCAATTCGCATGTACCTTGTATATTTGTCAAGATTTAATTCTCCTTCATATAACAATGTTGTCATTGGGGCCATTCCGGCAAAGTCGTGCATACTAGTAGTGCAGTTAACATGTTCTTCAACTTCATAGAAATCATTACTTTGTAATATAACTAATTTTCCTGCCGGAATTAAATCATACCATTCACTAAAATTTTTAATGTGTTCGCAACTTGTATTAATGATGGTGTTAGGAATATCACCTAAGTCGACTGTTGTTCCGTTAGCACGTAATACTGTGTATACTGCATTTTCGTAATTAATTTCTTTAATGTCTTTAGTGCAGGATTTGAACTTCCATCCGTCAAGCACCCAATCTTTATTAAATGCTTCTGCTACTTCTCTGCAAGTGTCGTCGATATCAAAACTTCTAAATTTTTCAATTTTTAAATTATTTTCAAACATCATAGTAGCTAATGTTGCATACCAACCGGCACATAAAAATACAACACCTAAATCAAGATTTAAATTCTTTAGCTCTGCAACTAACCATTGTTTACTTTTTATCTGGCCTCGGCTAATACAATCCGTGTCAAAGTTTTCGTTTTTTTGCAACTTACGAATACCTTCAATAAAAGGCGTGTCTTTAATTTGTTTAACTGCACGAAATAAACTCCACACGTTATCTTGTAACAATGCCTTACGTAAATCATCTTTATTATCGTCTGTAACAATTCTAAAAATACTATTAAGATCTTTGTCAACATATGCTCTACGTAGATCTGCTAGTTTGCTACTAGTAGGATATAATAATTCTAGTCTATCTAAAATTTCATGAGTTTGCATCAAATTGCTCCTTTAACCATTCGAAGTTGTTAATATTTACTAGCTCATCAGGCCTGCAAGAAAGGCCAAAATCCATACCAGCATTAGCACCCGCCAGGGCATACTTACCAAAAGGTTTATCAACTCCCTTAGTAGTCCATATCTTAAGTCGTTCATCTGTTTCATCATTAATTTGTCTATCTATAATTTTACTTGATAATTTAGCACATTCTCTAAATGCACTTCTCCATGTACTAAATGCATCAGTATTAAATGCAGTAATATTAGATATCTCGTTAATTACTTTAAATTTAGTACTAATACTAGTTGTCATGTCAGTTGTCGTTGTATCCATATTTTTTGTTAACTCTGTTGGAAACAACTTTACACCGCCGTAACCATAAATTAAATTGTTAATAGGATTCATGCTTCTATAAACATGTACTGTATCAGGTTCAGTTGTATAATAATTAAAATCAAATTCATCAACTATTACTGCGTCACCGTCTACAGCAAAAAAATAATTAGTGGTTGCTAATTTAGCCGCTTCAATATGAGCATTGTGAATACCCTTTACATTAGTAACACGCTTTACTCTGTCGTCTCCAAAGATCCCAACTGTATTAAATCTTTTATACAACTCGTTAAAATTTTGTTCTGCATTTGGTTCATGATAACTTATAAACACTATGTCGTACATTTTTTGCACTCCTTGTAAAAATCTTTTAATTCAGGAAATACAGTTAAAAAATCAGTACCTCGACGTTTATCAAACTGGGTGATAAATTCATAAAACATAAATCTACGTTCTTTAGCAAGACTACCAAATTCTTCTGGGTTTTTAAAACGTTTGTTTAGATCTTGTACAATTCTTTTTAAATCATTTGTTTCGTGCTCATCAAAATGTTCTTCCATAAACTCTACACAAGGAATTAAATATTTTTCAATCATGTCTTCAGTTGCGATCATTGCATCGAGAAACCCAGGATTTCTTACATACGGGATTGCAATTCTTACTCTATCTTTAAACCCATTACGCAATCTTAACACAATTCCAAGAAACGGTCTGAATGTAGGAAAACTTAGGATATTAAATGCCGACATAAAACTTAGTTTTCCATTAGTATTTTTTAGATAATACAATACATTGTCGTAGAATTGTTGCCAGTTTAGTCCTGTTCTACTGTACTCTGCTTGTGCTCCTTTGCTTTCTGCACTTACATGCAAAGTAAATCCTTTGATACAATTGTTACGCTCAAGGTGTTGTATCTTTTTAATAAATTTATTCCATAACTTTCCTGGCGGACATGCATTTGTATTAATAGAAAATTCCAACTGAGGCTGAGGATTGTCAATTAAATGTTGCAGAACTTTGTCAGTATGTTTACTTAAGAGGGGTTCGCCTCCTGTAATACGAAAAGTGTGCATATGTTTAACTGCTTCCGGAAACCATTTCCAAAAAGCATTAATATACGGATTTTCTTCTCTTTCAGGAATTTGCTTTTGATATTCATCTAGTTGATTATAAAACCAATTAATTGTACTAAATTTATAGTGGCCGTGTTCTTTAATTTCTTCAGTCCATTTACTACTAAATGCCGGTCCACAATAACTACATTTAAAGTTACATACGTTAGAAAAACTTACTTCAACATATCTAGGATAAAAATCATCGTAAGCATTAGAATTTACAATTTTATGATAGTCCGGCCAACTCCAATAATTTCTACTTTTCCATATTCTATCACTGTAATGATCTGTGTTATCTTCAATACGCCAGCAATAGTCACACTCGCCGGGTCGCTCACCGTTTTTCATTTGCTGGCGGGTGTTCTTTTTAAACATTGTATTGTGTAGCAATTGCGGATTTTCTTCAACTTCGTTGATTGGAATCGTGTGTGCTTTTACGTGATGACAACTATGATTTAATCCTGATCCTAAATGTATAGTAACCTGTGTCCATTTAGCCAAGCAGAATCCACATCCTACTTGGTTTAATTTTTCTTTAACTTTTTTAGGATCTGTTAATTCCATTTTATTCCTTGTCTATAATAAACTGCTGGGCACTGTTTCTACTAGGGTTTTGATAAACAGTTTTAAAGAAAGCACTTTGTTCTTGTGTAAATGGTTGAATAGCAATTGGACATTCTAGTTCATTAATTAGACGGGCACCTAATATAAAAATTTCGTCATGTAGTACCTCTAGTGGTAAAGCATCTCGACCGCCCCAGAGATCATTCAAATATTTAAAATCTCTTACATTTACATAATCCCAGTCATCTAACATTGTAGCAACTAGGCCTTCACGTGCTCCGTAAATTGCCCAATCACCATTTTGAACGTCTGACCCAACCATTAGCCAGATCCACAGTCTATGTAAATTTTTCCAATGACCATTTAAGAAGTCTTCTTTAGTAGGTTTAATTCCTCGATCCAATGCCATCTTTACACCTTCACGATAGCCAGCACGCCATGCTTGCTGTGGCGTAGCATTATTATATACATCACTATAACAACTATTTTGTTGAATATATTGTAAGTCCCAGCAAAAATCTACTTGAGCAGACTTATTATCTGGATCGGCATTTTCGTGTGTACGCATATTAAGAACGTATTCTTTTGGCCAACATTTTAAACCGCCATTACCGTACATAAGTCCATTGATAGCATTTTTTCCGCACCAACTAATAACACTATTTTCTAAATCAGTATGTTCATCAAAATCTAATACTTGATTAATAAAGTCTGGACGAATTTTGTTGTCACCGTCAACTGTAATAAATCGATCAGTTTCACTTAATTCGGCGCATGCTTTGTGTGCGGCATCACTGCCTTCTACTCCGTGTACTCGTTTTGCCCACGGTGCCTTGGTGAGTAGATCAGCATAATTTTCTTCTGCATTTGGTTCGTCATATGATAGATATATAATGTCTTGCTCTGCAATCTTTAACTTCATTTCTTTTCCTCGTACACGCATCTGGTTATTTTACTATCTGAATAAATGCTATATTCATCAGGTACATTTAACTCTACATGCTGTGTGTCACTTAAATTAAACTTAATTGTCTTGTACAAAAAATGCGGATCATCTTTTTTTGTTACACTAAACAATATTTCTTCTTCTAGTTTAGAATCTATAAGACTCTGATTTGTATTAATATAACATAAATTGTATTGCTTGTCAACTGTAAAAACTAGATCATGTAAATTATCATCGGATATATGTAGCAATTTATTGAATACAAATTTATCATTTATAGATATATTCTTTTTTAACTTGTATGTCTTAGTCGTGATATCAAACAATACTCTGTAATCTTCCATCTTGTCTTCATAGGATTGAATAGGTGCTATTTCTTTTTCAGTAACTTCGATGTATTCATACCCGTCCTCAATAGATGGTCCTACGCTGTACAGTTCGCCAGTCTCTTTAACAAAGCACACATATTGTTTTCCATCCCAACTAGCGTACATTGTACTTCTCCATAATTTGATTACAAAATTTATCTTCAGTATAATGAAATACGCCTAGCTGGCTATAATTTCCTATTTTTAAATTGCAGTCGTCGTCCATATAATACGGAATATCATCTAACCAATTATCGTTTGGTGCTGTCCAGTCTTGTACTTTTGACTTCATATGAACAAATGAAAGTAAATTACAGGAATATTTTTCTAAATCAGTGTTTAACACTGCTATTGCATGATTGATATCCATACTACTTAATCTAGGTTTTAATTTTTTTAAATAGATATCATAAAATTCTTCGTGGTTTTTACAAATTAATTCCAACTGTTTATAATACTGTAAACCAATATCATTCTTTTTAAAATAGTGAAATGCACAATAGATGTTTGGTAAATTATTTTTTGCAAAAGCCTGTCTATAGTAACTATCTTTAACTGTAGTACCTTTATATGTTTGAACGTTTGTAGTAAAGCATACGTCATATTTTTCTAAATATATCCAAACGTAATCTATGTTAGATAAAAATATCATATCAGTATCTAAAACAATAGTTTCTGTATAAGGTGTTACATGAAAAATTTTCCAACGGTCCTCAGTACGATAAAAATCAGTACCAGTTTGCCAAGGTATTTCAATTACATTATCAAAGACACTGTGATATTCGTCAGGAAGCTCGTCGTTAGTAATAATAGAAACACTATTAATTTCTTGCGTTTTCTTAATACTTAACGCACAAAGATATGCCTGTTTTACATACTCTTTGCCCGATGCCATCATTACATATCCTTTAGACATTTATCAACCTATCTAAGCTAAATTTATTCATTACATGTACATTCATGTTATTTGTTGAGGCTAGTGTATATTCGCCATGAATGTTTTCTTTTTCAAGAAGGAACGTTAATTGTTCATTTTGCATTTTACTTAATATATCTCTATCTAAAGAATAATATAATTTTCCAGGCAACGTCTTAGCCCAGTCTAAATCTTTAAATCCATTCATTATATGTATTGCAATGCTAAACGCATGATCATTCCTAAAGTTTCGAGATCCTAGATCATACACATATTGATAATGTTCCCAGTTGTCTACAACATAATTTAATATTGTAAAAAATGTTTTAACTTCTGGAGTATTTTTAAAATAAAATATTGAAGCCCAGTAGAACGGAATTCCTTTGTCGTTAATATAATCAAATTCTTTATGTTTACGCCAAGGTGCTAAGTCAGTACATTCTTTATAAATTTGAAATTCATGAGAGGTATCAAAAGCATACTTTAGTGTATTATTACAAATAATAATATCTGTATCTAAAACTAGTGTTTCCTCATAAGGTGTTAGCTTATAACTATTAGATCTGCCGAAATTTTTAAAATGAAGAGTTTTATGACTTTCTTGGCCGTTTCGATAACGTTTAAAGTTATTATCTAAGTCATTAATAGTAATAACATTATCAAACACTTTTCTATAATTACTATTAATAGCATCTGGTGTCGAAGTTACAACAGTAGTGGGCAAGTCTAAATGCTTGCTAATCTGATTAGCAAGTAAAACTGCTTGCTTTACATAATTGATTTCACCATTATTATTTGCAAAGCATAATACCCCTTTACTCATTAACTAAGCCTTCAACGTTTCTTTTAGTTGTAAGGGCTTTGTATTCAGAATAGTATCTATTAGATGCTGTAATGTATTGTTGCTTTACTAAACTGACAAACTGTGCTAGATCTTCAACTAATATCGGTGTATTGTTATCATCCGTAATTACTGTTTTCTTAACATCAAGCATTACTAAATTAGAAACAAAAGAAAAGAACTCTTTAGAAACAGTAAATCTTCCGCCTAAATGATATAACACTAAGTCTTCTTGATATTTTTGTTGCAATAATCGCTTTTGTGTGCTAAGTGTAGCAGAAAAATTAGCGAACTCTAGTGCTTTCTCTAGATCTTTATCCATAGTTATACTCCTAGTTAAGTATAAACTATTTAATCTTATAGAGCGTTGGTTGTGTTGAAAGTTGGCGCTGGAATATTAACGCTACTTGCGTTGTTTGGCCTTCTTTGCTGGATTGTGCTTGTTGTTGTAGCTGTTACTGCTTCGTCAAAGTTTGGATTAGGACCTTTATCTTCGTTAAATGTAACACGGAATGTTAAAACTGCTCCATTTTTTTGTGCTTCGATTAAGTAATCGTTAGCACCGTAAGCACTTGCTGTCTTATTAAAAACTGTTGTATACGTAGAAGGAAGGTTTGAATAACCGTAGTTTGTACCTGTTGACCCATTACTTGTAGTACTTCTGCCAAAAATCACAGTTCCAACACTAGTCATCAAATTTCTCCAGTCGTTATTGATAGGAGTATTACCTGAACCAATAGTACCACTTAGATTGATTGTTCCGCCTGCATTAAAAAATACACGCATATGTTCTGCACCGCTAATAGTAGTAGTTGACCCGTCACCGTTTGTAACTGCATATCCCGGAAATGTTACTGTAAAAATATGGTTAATATCAGTTGACCAACTAGCAGTTCTTGAACTAGATGTGCCTGCTTGTAATCCTGTTTGATTTGCATTAACATTGAGTCTTGCACCTTGACATGTAATACTTAAAGATTCATATTGTGCATATCCTTCTTTTGAAGTAGTGTTGCTATCTTCAACAGTATCTCCTACTGATGGTTGTGCAATTTCTGTAGGTACTGAGCCAGTTTGGTGAAGTCTAATTTTATACATGTCATTATAAAGTTTGACCATGTCTGCCGCAGTAATTGTTGCGCCAGAAGAAATTGTGGAACTTTCAATTGCTTGTCCGTATCCTTCGTCACCTGAACCGAGCCCTAAGACTGCGGCAATTCTTGCTCGAATAATGTTGTACCTTGCCGCGGTAATTGTATCGCCTACTGCCATAATATGTTTCCTCTTCTATACTTATACTTTAAGTACGCACTCAACTAATTTTTCTGACTCTTCAGTGTTTGATTCTAATGCAATACCAACTAAGCTACCGCCATTGATTATTGTATTTGCTGTACCATTATCTCCAACATATACTGGTTGTCCTTTTTTAACTGGACCAACTACACGAACCGGAACGCGACCTTTCAAACCAATGTATTGACCTTCTGCATCACTGTTCATCATAAGAGCAGGAGCTGTTGATACAACACCGATTGCAATGTCACCTACTTTAGTAGGTTCTACTTCGTGATCTTCGTGATCACAAACTGTTACTACTGTACCAAATGGTAATTCTTCACCTGTTGAATACTTTTCTGCCAAGTCAGCATATCTAGCACTAGTAGAAATACCATTAAACACATTAGCAGATAAGTTGCCTGAACTGTCTCTAACTGCTACAGTATTATTTGTTGCATTTACATCGCCAGTTCTATAGTTTGCTCCAACTTGTAAGTTAATTGCATTTGTAGCAAGACCGTTAAACGTAGTTGCATACATGTTTCTGAATTTAAAGTTTGAACTACCAACATCATATGTTGTTGTAGTAGTTGGAATTAGTCCAACAGCCGAAACATGGAACGGTTCTGTTGTTACACCACCAACCGATTTTACTTTAAATCTAATTTTTTGTCCGGTTGTGTTTTCAATAACACCTTCGTCACCGGTATTTGCTTGATCAATATATACTGCTAAGTCGTTTGCCGCGCCTACAGTGTATCCAACATCACCAAATCTAACAACACTAGTGAAGTTTGCGTTACCTGAAAGTGCATAAGCCGATGCTGGTTGGCCATTTAAGCGGTCCGCATCAGTTGCAGTTCCCCAAAATCTATGACTGCTTGATGTAACACCAGTTGATCCAGTGTTTCTTAAAGTAACACCTTGTCTAATTACATCAAAACCTGTAATTACATTTGAAGGATCTGTTTGATCAATAGTAAATTCAGCATTACTGATAATAAATTGTACACCGTCTTCAACTGTACCTTTAATAATAGTTCTATTTGTTAGGGTAGTATCTCTTACTTGAGCAGTAACCATTGCTGTTACTGTATCGCCGATGGATTGTGGACCAATTAGGACAAATCCGCCATCGCTGTTCTGTGCATATAGTTGGTTATTTGATGTATCCCACCAAAAATCACCAGTAGTTAATCCAACTGGTTGTGTGCTTGATACTTCTGCTCCACCAGTTGTTCTAAATTTTGTGCCGTCGTAAAACTTGAGCTTCTTTAAACTACTATCAAACCAAATCTGACCGCTTAATGGGTTAGCAGGTGAATTGCCGCTAGAGAAGTTTTCAAGTAAATGTACAAAGTTTTCGTTTTGAATTTCACCATAACCGGCATAGTTTTTACCTACAAGTTTAATTGTAGTACTTTGGTCAATGGTTCCATCCTCAACAGTGGCTAACTGTTGTCCATTTGTTAAATTAATTATATATGCCATTTACTAATACCCCTAATTGTGTTATATGTATTTATACTAAAACGCCCGGAGTTAGGTCTTGCACATATGTCCATACTCCTCCTACTACTCTATACAGTTTTAACGAACGCTGTACAGTTGAACTAATCGAACCAGTAGCATCGTTAAACGTTGCACTGTTGATTACACTTACCGATCCGTTATCATTTCCGCCAATATCTAGTGCTTGTACAATAGTTGTTGATTCATTAAACGCTGTATCTAGCGCAGAACCGGTCAATGTAGCTGTAGCACCTGTTGTGGTTGTGCAGTGTATTCTTGCTTCCGTATTGTTTTGTTTATTTGCTGCCGGTGCAATATCATTTAAGATAATACCAACATTAGTATTAAGTTGTGCGCCTGATCCTAATCCAGTAATATCAAGTGTTAACGGAATTACTTCTAAATTAATCTGGCTATCAACATAATTTTTTGTAGCAACGTCTTGTGGTGCAACTGGTTCTGCTACATTTCTAATTTTTCTACTAGTAACAAGATTTAAATCGCCAGCAAGTGTTATATTTAAACCATTACCGCTACCGTCAACTGCATTAGTAACAACAGAAATGCCGCCTGGGAAACTAATATTTCCGATTGCAGCCGAAGTTAGTGTACCTAACTGTGTAATACCACTTGCATTAGAGCCAGTAATAATATCAACACCATTAAATTTAAGTGATCCTGCGCCTGTAATATCAATACTTGTATTTGATGTCCATGCATTAGTTGCATTGCGCCATAAAAATTCTTTATTACCATTTAATGATTTAACAATAATACCAGCTTGATCAACTTGTGCATCTGTTAGTAGTGTACTATCACCTGCATCGGCAAGTGTAATACTTTTATCTTTAACAACAAGTTCTTCAGTTCCAATAGTAACTGTATCGCCATCTACTATAAGACTTCCGGATACTCTCATGTCGCCGCCAACATCTAATGTATATGCCGGTGCATCATTGTAGATACCAACACGACTAGTTTGTGATTTAACGCTTATTGCATTTTGAATACCTGCACTATTACGCATTTGAATAGTATAGTTTTGATTCGAAATTTCATTTAGTGCAACTACACCTTGGCTAGTTACTTTTAAAACATGGTTTTCTGATAATCCAACAGTAAGTCCGCCGTTATTTCTAACAATTAATGATCCAGTAGTTGTATCATCACTATCACTTGCTAAGAACTGACCTGCTCCGCGTTCTACTCCTGCATCATCAACTAGTCTTCTAGTATTGTTTGCTGTGCCAGCAAAAACAAAATCACTATCAACTACGTTAAATCCTTTAACTACGTTTCCGCTAAACCCAGGAATTGTATCTACGTTTTGCGGAGTGAATCCAATTTTACTCCATAGTCCAACTAGTGAGCCGCCAACCCAATACTTAACAATAGTTCTACTTGTACCTGTGTTATCAAGTACAGTAATAACCTGTGGACCCGAACGTCCTTGGAAAGCGTTATAAATCGGTCCTGCTAATTCTAAATCAGTACCGTCAAAAAAGTAGAGTTGGTTAGAATCGTTGTTAATCCAAAGATCACCTGCAACCATTACTGGCTGGGTAGGTTGTACAATCGGGCCGCCGCCTGTTGTCCAAGCAGTTCCTGTGTAAACTTTTAATCTTGAAACAGATGAATCCCACCATATTTGCCCTGATAGCGGATTAACAGGTGCCGATGAACCTGAAAAGTTTTCTAATAGTCTTACAAAGTTTTCATTAAACGCTTCACCAAATCCTGAATAGCCTTTTCCTACTAATGTAATATCAGTAGTCGAAGCGTCAATTTGACCGTCTGCAAGATTAACTAATAATGCTCCGTTTGTTTTATTAATTTGATATGCCATTTATTAGCCCCCAACTCCTGTATAGATAATATATTTGACTGTTAGGAACGGGTTCATAACATTGTATGGCGTACCTAGTTCAGTAACATCGAATGTTTCGTACTCTTCAAGTCCTGTGTTTGCATTATAAGTAATGTTTCTTCTGTTTAGAACACCGCCTGATGAAGTACGTGCCTGACCCGCTTGCGATCCAGTTGGAGCATCATAAGGAATAGTATCAGCATCCTGTTGTACACCACTATCGTCAAGTATTACATAGAACTGAGCACCTTTTGGTGATCTTAAGTCATGTTCGTGTTCTGGTAAGTTTTTAACATCAATAACTCTGCTTTCAACACCTGAACCAAGACCAACTGTATCAGCGTTAACGTCTGAAACTCTATTAGCACTTGTGCCGCCCATGTTGTCAGCACCAAGCGGGAATCTACCTCTTAAATCAGGTAGTCCAAAAAAGCCTGACGTAACCTGACTTTGATCTTTGAATTGATAAAGAACTGTGTTGTACAGTGTTAAATAATCTGAAATTCTAACTTCAGAGCCGTCACACAATAACCATCCAGTTGGCACATTAATACCTGCAAACGGCACAATAGTAGCAACTGGAATAACCGGAACACTACTTACTAGTGCTTGTTGACTGATTTTAAACACGCCAGTATTATCACCAGAGATTCTGTTAATAATAATTTCATCGTCTGCATTTGGTACTGTCGTTAATTGCTTATTAGCAATAAAGGTATTACTAATTGATGTTGTAAATGTTTTAGATGTTCCGCCTACTTGTCCGTCAAATGTAATTTGATTAGAACTTACATCTCCGGAAATTTGGAAAGTTGTAGCACTAGTTAATTTGTTTGCGTTTGTAGCGCCGCCTGTTACTGTACCAGTAATGTTACCAATTAAATTTCCTCTAAATTCAACAGCATTTACAGATGCCCATCGTTTTTCGGAACTGCCCAGTGAATATGTTTGTGTTGCGGCAGGTAAAATTGATCCTGTTGTACTATTGCCAGCAACATTTAAATCTGTTCCAACAAATAGCTTTTTAGCAATACCAACGCCGCCGCTGATCTTAACAGCACCTGTTCCAATACTAGCACTGTCAGTAGTACCTTGAACAATTAAGTTTGCACTTGTTTGGATTGATCCTGCTACATCTAATGCTTCTGCAGGACTTAATGTATTAATACCTACTTTTTCTGTTGAGTCAATTCTAATTACGTTTTTCTGCACACCCAAATTATTAACTTTAAAATCAATCGGTGCACCTGATGTTAAGTTTGTAATGACTCCTGAAGTACCTTGTACATCAAAAGTTACACTTGCTGTCTGTCCGACTTGTAAACCTTTGTTATTACTAATAATAATTTGTTGATCTGATGTACTTGTTTTATCACTTCTTAAAAACTTAGTAGCATTAACTACTTCTCCGCTTACAATAAGATTTTCAGCTTTCTCACTTACACCTAAATATTTGCCGATGCCGGAGCCGCCAATATTTGCAGATGAAAGATTTAGTCCTGGCTGAATAATTGTAAATCCTGCGATTGTACTTTTTGGTTGGAAGGTTTTAGTACTATAAATTGCTACAGGTTGCCCTGCTACTTCGATTTGCAAAATAGTATATAATACTTCGTCTTTACCTGTTACTACTACTGGCTTCGCACCTGTTAGCAAACCATCACTGTATTCTGGTCCAACTAGTGTCCAACCCGAGCCTGTAAAAATATACAGCTGATTGTTATCAGTATCTGACCATAAATCTCCAGTTAATGCATTTGCAACATCTGGTGCGGTATTTCCTTTTTTCAATCCACTTGCATTAACCCATCCAGTACCATCGTAAATTTTAAGAGTATCGATACCTACTGAAGTGTCATACCATAGTTGTCCCTGAATTGGACTTCTAGGTTCATTAGCGTTTGCAAAGTTTTCTAATAATTTTAAAAAGTTTTCTGAAATAACAGAACCATAACTAGTTGTATTACGACCTGGAAGATCTAAACTAGTTTGCTGATTAATTGTACTATCTTCAATTGAAATAGTACCTTTGTTAGAATCTGAATAGTTAATTGTATATGCCATTATTCATTAAACCCCGATAAACTTTGTACACGCACAGTGTAATCAATTTGAATCAGTCTATTCAAACTTTTTTGTACTGGGTGGAAAATAACATGTGTTAATAGCCTACCTTGTCCTGTTGAATTATAACTTACTAAGCCTAATTCATCAAATACATATAAACTATCTGCATTAGTAGCATTATCTACAGCATCTTGACCACTTGGTTCACCGTAGTCTAACAAACAGGTTACAAGAATATCTGTGTAATTTGTACCACTAACGTGTCTTGATTCAATTTTGTTACGAGCAGGGTCGGTGTTGTTTACACTTCTATCATCAACTACTTTAATAAATGTTTGGTTATAAAGACTAGCATTAGTACCCGTACTGTTAGGTGTAAGGTATGTAATAATTCCAGTTGGGTCAATGCTTGTGCCGCCGTTGCCAAATGCCATTTGGTATATAAATCCCTGTCCTGCATTAGCTAAACTTTCTGCAAGTGAGATACTCATATTTTCGTAATGGATTGCATTACGCTTATCTACAATGACCTCGCCCGTTTCTGGATTAGAAATTTTAATGTGTCCTTGGAGCATAACTCCGTTATCTTCTTTTATGTTATCCATCATACCTTTTTCCTATACTGTATTTATTTGGGTAGCTCCACCTTTTCCGCCTTAAAGAAACGTGCTACTAAAGTTTCTGAATCAAATAGTGTAATTCCAGGTGTTTCTGTCCAAAGAGTACCTTGACGTCTTACAATTTGAATTTTAATTCCTTCTGCTGGTGTATTTAACATACTTACAAAAGGTGTTGTACCGTCTACACTATATTCTGCTGTTAATGTAACATCTGCTTCTGGACTATCTTGATCGCGTGTGTGGTCAAAACTTTGTATTGAATTCTTACGCAATCTACGGCCGCCTACAAATACTTCAAACTCGTTAACATTTGTTGGTGTAAATCCAAGTTCAAATGTATTAGTTGTACCGTCTGCTACAATTTCATCAATGATAGTTTTATCAGCATACGGTGCTGTTTGCAATTGACTTGCATTGTATACGTCACTACCAATTAAATGTTCTGTCGGAACTCCGGTACCTAATGTACCTCTTTGAATTTGTTTTAACGTATTGCCGTCTTTGATTAGATATTCAATTCTTTCGCCGTTAACAAAAATAATTCCTGGAATCTTACTATTCTTATCTGGTGCGCTTAGGCCGTCTGCATTATCTAATACAATTTGTTTATCAAATGTAAGTAATGGTTCTGCAAGTTTATAAGATTGAACATCACCTAGGCGCTTATAAATGTTTCTATTAAGAATATCTTTAAACTGGCTGAATCCAAACTTAGGTGTAATTTGTCCTGTTGCACTAAACTGTATTACTTCAACAACATCGTTGTCTACAAAACTTTGCTTATATCTTATATACTGCTTGTCTGTAGTTAATGTGTAGTCTACACTAGGTGTTTGTAAAACACCATTTACTGTTAACCAAACATACTGTACTTCTACTGCTGGATATCTAAGTTTAATTAAACCATTCTTAACATGGTTAAATTGGATATAATCTTCAGTGCCAACAACTAAAGTTTCTCTTGCAACGATGTCGTAATTAATTCTTTCAAAGCCCATGCTATCGTGTTTGTTAAATGTATACACAGTTAATTTTTCACCTATCTCAGGAGCAACTTTAAGCTGTAATGTATTACCGCTGTCAACCCAAGTATTTTGATTATTAATTTGTTGTATACTTCCGAACGCATAATCGCCGTCAGTAACAATATATGCTTCAAGTATGTCGCCATCATTACCAATGCCTGGTTCTAGGATAACACTACTATTTGAAGGTCTAATATTATATTCAACTGCAATCGTTAATTCTCTACCGTTTAACACAAATAATACGTCTGATGCATCAAAACTACCAACCGGAGTTTGCCATATTTCTAAGAAGTATTCTCTTTGTGCTGTTCTAACATTAAACTGCTGATTGAATCCTGGATTTAATAGCCTGTTTCCTTGCTTTACAATAACATTGTGACTATTTGGAATAGCACTATATGGAGTTTTTGTTAAATCAAACAACTTAGTACTTCCGTCACCTGTAAATTCTTCAACTGCAATTTTACTAAACGAATCTGTCGTACTGTATACAAAGTAACTAACAAGGCTTTGATCCTTTGGAGCAGAACCAAATAGTATTTGAGCCTTTTCATTGTCGTCAATGAGTACAGCCTCTACTTCTTTTCCGTCAACTGTTACATAAAAATCTAAATCTTTAGTGTATTTTGCTTTAGTTGTAAATGCAGTAGTACTACCATCTGCAACATACTGGCCTTCTTCTAATAAATCTTGTCCGTTTCCACTGATACTTACAATGTTTACTAATGTTCCAATAGTAGGCACACTGCTAAACGTAACTGTCTTGTTTTTATAATTTACAGTGTAATTAGTTGAAGATTGTATTACCGAATCAAGTTTTACAATTAGTCCTTGACTATTTTGTGGTTGGATTCCAAAGTCAAACATAGAATTAATTCCGTCAGCTCTATAAGAATTACTAGATAGTACACTTCCTCCAGCTTCTGGTCTATGGAATACTCTGATATCAACAGCATCTAAAATCTGCCCAGGTACTTGTTCCTCAGTACCTTTACTTGTTGTAGGTGTTACAAAACTGTCACCATCAACAATAATTTCTTCAGGATTAAATCCTCTTGCAGTATTAAACTGTAAGTCTCCACCGCTTAAAATAGTATCATAAGATCTCGGATCTGGTAAGAAACTTCCGTCTGAAGTTGTTTTTCTAAATACTAAAATATCGCCGGAACTTAATGGGATAATGTCCTCATCAAATACAATAATAGTATCTTCTACTACATCACCGTCATCTGTTATAGCAATGCCTGTTTGTCCTGCTCCAGTAATACTTGCAATCAAAGCATTTGGATTAGTTGGATTGCTTGGATAGTTAGGATCATCAATTCTTACACCATTTTTATAAACATTATAAACTATTCCTGTTTCTAGCGGAGAAGCAAAAGTTAATATTCTTGTGCTATCGTCGCCGAACTGGAATATTTCATCTTCGAACGTTGTATCAAATGTATCGTATGTTGATGTAAACCAACCATCGGAATCCCAACCTGATCCGCCGCCAAAATCAAAGCTAGTTACTTCAACTCCGCCGTAATCAACGCCTTGCAATAATTGTCCTAGATCATTGCCGTACATTCCTGTATTTGGATTGTAATACAAATTAATTCTATCTTGTGCTTGCAATAAGTCAGGTGCTTTATTATATTTTACAACCACTTCTCTGTTAGCAGCCAATGCATTTGTAAATGTAATTCTACCAAAGTATCTTGTATATCCCTTTGTAGTATCCTTAACATTAGAGAAAGAATACTCACTACGTAGTGATTCAAGTCCATCAATGGTAACTGTAATTTGTGTAGTTTTTAATTCCATTGGCCATTTTAAATCAATTGTTAACTGATCTAATGTAGTTGCAAATGTTTCTGTCTCATTTAGCGTCTGGAATAAGTATGTTTTTGTTACTCTATCAAACTTACATCTAATGTGTGCAGACCTTGCTTTACCATTTCCTAATACCGGACTTAGTCTTGCCGCTGTACCGTCATCTTCCAACGATCCAATTACTTCAATTGTTGGCTGTGACAGATATCCGCTACCTGGATTGGTTACTAATACACTTGTAATCTTTCCATCGCCGACAAATGCCTGAGCTGTTGCGCCTGTGCCGCCGCCGCCAGTAATTAATAGTTTAGGAGCACCTGTATAACCGCTACCAGATTCAGCAATATTAATTTGTGTTACTTCAAATCCAACATTATCTAGCCAATGTTTGCTAGGATAAACTGCTGTATTAGAAACACCTGCTATAATCTCATTATTAACAACTTGAACACTTTGCGGAATAATTCTTCCTTCTGCTTCATTATATACTGGTGCTAAATCAAAATCAGTAACTACGTTGTTAGCAGGATCAATCTTTTCGTATGATGAAATATATTCTCTAATTTTAGTTTTATAAGGCTTCATTTCTTCAACATAAGATTCATAACTAGATAAGTTGTCATTTTGGAAAGTAACTTTTTGTTCTAGTTCACCAACATTGTGTTTTGCTTTTACAAAACTTGTTTTGAATGCCCAATCAACATTTGGTTGTTCGCTGAATACATATCTCAAACCTGCAAAGAACATTTCGTTCCAATGTATCTGTAATTGATCAATAAAGATACTGTCTCTAAGAATA